CGTGATGTAACATCAACATTCTTCGGACTTCCTATAGCTGGTTATGATACTACTTCCCAACCAAGGACTTTGACACTCGCCAGTGGTGCACCCGGAGCCGGAGATTATGGTGTTGTAGTTCGTCAGGTTGGTTCTCTTGTTGTAACACAAGCAACAGCTTCAAGCTTAAATGCAGAAGTGCAAGGAAATGCTGCACACGATGTAGCAGTATCAGGCAACCCATTATTCATGGGAGCGAGAGCAAATGCAAACGAACCAACAGCCGTACAAGATGGAGATAATACACATCTATGGGCTGATTTGTTAGGCCGTCTGGTTGTCGTTGATGGCCATCCAACAACGGAAGCTCCAGTTACAGCTAATGGAAGTGCATCAGGGACATCTGTTATTGCTGCCCCCGGCGCAGGCGTCAGTCTATATATCAAAAAAGGTTCCATGCATAACAGAGCAGCGACCGAAACGGTGGTAAGTCTAAGAGAAGGAGCAGCAGGGACGATACGATTTACTGCCAATTTAGCAGCAGATGGAGGAGGTACAATATTTGACTTTGGTTCTGCTGGATGGAAATTACCAGCAAATACTGCTTTAATTGCAGATATAGGACAAGCAAGCGTAGATGTGAATATTACAGATTATTACATAGCAGCATAAGGTGAAAAAGAATGGTAAGTGACTATCTGGCCGGATATGGTATACATTCTGTTGACTTCGACCAGTTTGTAGAAGCCATCAAAGCAAACGGCACAAATGGCGTAATTTCTGGTTTAGCAGTTGCACAACGTGGGGCCGGAGCAAACATGAGCGTGGATGTTGCTTCGGGAAAAGCACGAGTAAATGGGACTATACGTACATTTTCTTCTACTACCAATGTTGTAATATCTGCATCAGACCCAACAAACCCACGTAAAGATTTGATTGTAATCAATTCTGCTGGGACGCTTATTGCAAGAACTGGAACCGCAGCCGCAGCCGACCCAGTTGCGAATACAAAGAGAGAGACATTCTCACCAGACCCGCCAGAAATGACTGCTGGAGATATTGTATTGGCTGAGGTATGGGTGGGTGCAGGTGTTACTTCTATTCTTACAGCGGATATATCAGATCGTTCTCTGACAGCTATATTCCCTAACAATATAAGAGTGGCAAATGAATTTCCCGGAGCAGATATTGGAGCACAAGTTGGTGCTGCTAATACCGATATTGGTGGTGCTACACCGGGAGTAATCATTGTTCAACCGGGAACATATACATGGTCAACAGCAGCATCGTTGAGTGATGATAGAGTTGTAATATTATATGGAACGTTCATAACTAATGGTTCTAGTGCAGGAACAACATTATTGACAATGGGAAATCGTAGTCTTGTTTTAGGTGGTGAATTTACAGGGGGTCCAACTGGTAATGGAACTCATATAATCATTACAAAATCTGCAAGAATTATTGGTACTACTTTCTCTGGGACTGCAACAACTGGCGAAGCGGTATTATCGAATCCTGCCTCTACCGTAGATGGAGCACCGGGCGTGATAGGATGTTACTTCATAAGCTGCAATAGGGGGATTACAACAACTGGTAGTACTGGACTCGTGACTTTTATAGCAAACAATAGTTTTCGTGCATGTACTACAGGAATCTCTGTTACACAGAGTTTCCGAATAGGACCAGACAATGATTTTGCAATAACGAATGCGGCTCATGTTGGCATTTCGATTGGCTCTACAACACAGGGTTCTGTTTTCGATAATCACTTCATTTCGTCAACGACAGCTACTGCCATTGCTTATTCTAATTCTGTAGCCAATATAGATTTTCTATGTATTGAGGGAAATAACTTCACCGGCTCGAATAATATGGTTGGAATATCTCTAACTGGTTCTTCAAATGCTGATATTGTCAGGATATGTGAAAATACTTTTTATGGATGTGCTAAGGGTATAACATCAGGAGTCTCTGGTAGCGGGAATTTTGCTATTAATAGTAATGTTTTCAATGCATGTCAAACTGCAGATGTAGAATTTACTACTACAGTACCTTCATATATGTTATACAATAACAAAACTATAGCATCTGCAAATGGTATCGTTTATACAGCAACTCCTACAACTGTTAATATAGCCTCAAACGAATCAAATCATGCGTCTTGGTTGAATAATGTTGCTGTAATACCTAAATTCGCTGCATTAGTACCATCAGCAGCAATATTACCAGCATCGGGAGCACCTACACTAGCTCAAATTGATGGTACCAATGTATCTTACAAAGTACTAGATTTCGCTGATGCTGCAACTTCATCCTGTTATTGGGTTTTTGCATTACCTGTGGGATGGAAAGAACGAAATATCGTATTCAAGGTTCGATGGAGGGCCACGGCAGCAACAACAGGAAACGTAGTATGGGATATCGCTGTCGCCGGAGTCATAGAAACTGAATCGTTAGACCCTGCATTAACTGCTTTTGGGAATACCACTGGCGATGCAGCGGCTGGAACATTAGGGCAGATGAGCGAATTCACTATAACATTTGCATCTACTTCTTTTGCATTAGACGGTGGGGATTTATTATATGTCAGATTGCAACGTCTTGGAGCCCATGCAAACGATACCATGACAGAAAATGCAAGACTAGTACAAATAACTGTTGATTTGCAGTAGTGATAGTGATCATCATGAAGGTTATTGGGTGGAGGATTTATTATACAGATGGAACTACATACGATTCAAATATGGGAGTATGGTCAGAGGCCCCATGCGATGGAGTCCAATTTGTGATAGAATATATGGAGGATGGAACTAAAAACATACATAGAGGAGAAGATTATTATATATATAGAGATGGGACATTGATGACACCTAACAATCTCAGGCCGTTCCTAATAGCTATAGGATTCAAGTTTGGGGAATGGACCAATCATGACAATTTTGCCAAAATACAAGAAATGGCGAACAATGATGGTGGATTGTAATGGCTACAAGATTGTATTTACGTAATACAACACCGACGAATGACCCCGGAGAAACAGAACGTTCTACTGCATTGCCAGTACATGCAGATAATAGTGATTTTGGTATTGCTGTTAAATCTCTCAGTGTTGTCAAAGGGGCATCACAGACATCGGTAGGAGGGAATTCTCTTGCAACTACAAACGCCCAAGATAATTTCTTCACATCCTTTTCGTCTGCCGCTTTAGGTGCCCAGACGATTAATGCGAATACATGGACTTTAGCCGTGGCCACATCAGAAGCGAATGGTCAGGCTAATTCATTTACAATTTGTTCTGTATATGTATTCAGAGAACCATCGACCGTAGTGGGATTTATTTATGATTCGGATACTGCGTTAGGGGCAGAATGGGGGGCATCGGAAGACGGTCAAGTATTGACATTTTCTGGTGCTTCAGTAACGGCACAGGAGGGCGATTATCTGGTGTTGGAATTCTGGCGTCATGCTATACAAGGAATGACAACGGCGTATACACAGACATTGTATTATGATGGGACTACGGATGTTACTGATACCACATCGGCAGATGCAGCCAGTTATATAGAAACACCACAGAATCTTACCTTTTTCTCAGCAAATATACAAGTCAATACGCCACATGGCTTCTGGATGTGATATAAATGGCACAAGACGATGCTACGATAGGGAAATCCGTTATAGGTAATGTATTGATAAGTATGCCCGGTGCAGGGGCTCCCCCCGTAACATCCTCATTATACACAATGACTACCACAGGAGTTGGTAAGTAGTAAATGCCAGCAGTAATCCTGAAATATTTCCATTTACAACCAACATGGGTTCCGGGTGAAGAAGGACCCGCAGCAGATATCTTAGAAACAAGGGGTGAAGCGAATTATCTATCATTTGATGGTAAGATTATATTAGGTATTGTAGATATGGGTAGTGGAGATATAGTTATCACGCGGAGCACCTAGAATTGCTTAGAATTAAATAGCGGTTATTTAATAATAACTGGCGTGCTCTTATTAGTCTGATTTAATGCCCGGTTTATCAATTAAACGGTTTTTCTATGATTGGGCCGCTGCTGCTCAATCCAAGTCATATCTAATCGATATTTTTGTTAAGAAACTGGGAGTTATAAAAGCATATATAATCGATGTTAATGTAGGCGAAGCAATTATTATTGAAAAGACAGAATCTCGTCTGGGCAGGGCTCGTCTTGGCACATTTAGGTTTGGGGAATTCGTTGTTTCTGGTGTATCTAGAACGATAGCGCGTCTTGGTGAGGCTCGCTTTGGTACATTCCGATTAGGCGAATTTATATCTGATATTATAAACCCGATAACATCGCCAAGATTTGGTATTGCACGATTAGGGACCTTCAGAATAGGTGTTCTTGGCCAAGGTCTGATGAATAAAATATATAATATAGATGTATTCACAAGGAAATACGATATAACAAAAACATACTTAACTAATGCTATTTTATTTAAGAGATTCACTAAGACGTATATTAATGATGTTATGATTAAGAGAATAGGTACTATTAAATTATATACGAACGATGTTATATTGAAAGCCACTGGTACGAATCCTAAAACGTATCTATCAGACCTGTTATTAAGAGGAATGAGAAGCAAGGTATATCTAATTAATTTGATATTACAACAAAGTAATGCATCTAAAAATTATATATCCGGAATAATCATAAATAAGAGGATTGATAAAGCATATACACTTGATATCTTAATATTAAAGAAGTCAGAAGGTAGAGTAATCGAAATATTTGAAAAGGATAAGGCAATAAAAATAAAGGAACATGATAGAATCATAGAAATTGGTGCTGAATGACAATAGAAGGAGTACCCCCAAATCCATCTGGCGATACTATCATTAATCAGACTACACGATGGATTGATGAACCTAATTTGAATCCGGGAGGAAACATTCTTCTTGGTTCAGCATCAAATAGAATTACCTTTGAAATTAAAAATTCTACGGTTAATTTGAATGCTGGGGGAGGATATATACGACTTGGTAATACTGCGTCTAATTATAAACAAGTGACATTTAAAATATGGGATGATTCTGATATTAATTTTGGAGTATCTAATTCAAATGGAATTATAATGGAGAGAATTACAACAGGGGCAGATAGTGCTGGTCATATTTTCATCATAGAACATTCGACCGTGGAGGGCACTGTCTTATCATTGACAGACTATCCACTTGGAATAAAACTAGATAGTGGTGGCAGTGGGTACAGAAATTCTACGGTACAGTTTTATTATTCAATATTCCGAAATATGGGTGATTATTGGAATTCACAGAGATTCATGATTGATACTTTGATAACAAGTGGAGCTTATAGTGTTTATACAACAGATTCTTATGTTAAACAATGTCAATTTTATGCTCCTGCTGCGCAAGGCAGCCCACCAGCAAGTACACATGGTCCGATGTTTCGTGGTGGCCCAGATTTATTATGTGAAAGAAATTTATTTTCTGGCGGATTCATGAACATTGGTTTCACTCGAAAAGCAAGATATAATTACATAGCTGGTGGTTGCAGAAAGAATTATGACCCATATTCAACTCTTAGTCAGCCAGCCTTACATGAATATAACGTTATTAAATTTACATCGAGTCTAGAACTTGGTGGTTGTAAGGATATTGATTTCTTCAGTTCTTACACTGAATTTGCCAATAATATTTGTCTTACAACAGGTATAAATGCTCAGGAAGGCAATGCTATTAATACATATGTTCATCATAATTCATTCGTTGGTCAAGCGCCGGGTATAACTAACAGTACAGGTTCTAGAATAGTAGACAATATATCGTGGAATTATACTGAATTGACTGGCGCTTTTAATGATAGAGGACAAGGTAGCAATACAGTATCAAGGAATATTGTAAGGGGATGTGGTGCAAATGCTTTCAGACTTGAGCGACTCATAACAGATACGACTACTTATAACACTAATTCTGTTTATGAAGATAATATTGTTTATTCTTTCAATCAAAGTGCATATCAATCTGTTTACAATATGGCTATGAGATTAAGACGTTTAAATACTGCTAATATAAATAGGAATGTATTAAGTCATGGTGGTGCTTCTTCATCTGGTAATGAATATGGTATTTATGGTTATGATATAAGAAACACTTTATTTAAACAGAATAAAATATACGACACTGGTGTTGGAATACATCTAACATCCGAAATAAATGTAAGTTCGAATAATACTCTTGAAGATAATATATTCAGAAATATAAAAGGTACAACACATATCAGTTTGACAAATTCGACTGGTACAATAATCAAGAATCAAGAATTGGTAAATGGTTTGAAAGTCAATGCAACGGCCTCTAATGCTCTTACGTTTTCTTGGACCAATTTAAAGCCATCTTCATCTTATACATTTTATCAGGATACAGTATCATCTATTGTTAACACAGATGTAACTGGTGCAGCAACAAAAATTATAACACAACCAGCAACAATTGTAACATATAGATTAATGGGTCCTGATACACGTTATTTATATCTCATTGGTACTATACTAAGAAAAAGCAATGCTGTCAAAACATATACTATCAATACCCAAATACAAAATGCAGTAAACATACAAAAATTATACACGATTAATGTCATTTTACAAATACCTCCTGCTTTATCAAAAGCATATTTTGTTGACTCTTTACTCAAAAAACATAATTTTACCAAATCATATATTCTTGATATTTTTACTGGTGTCTTCGAACAAACTCGTAGAAGTTCTCGTATAGGAGAATTTAGATTAAATGTTACTCGTCTTGGTGAGTATGTTCCATCTGGAAGTCTCATATCCAAAATCAAAACATATTTATCTGATGTATGGGTTCTAAAAACATTAATAGAAACATATATTCTGGATTCATTTATTAAAAAATTGAATACTCAGAAAACATATGTCATAAATATGCGCTTATTAAAAATACAACTTAAAACATATATTACTGATATCATAATACGCAATAGAAATACAGTTAAAACATATAATCTAAGCGTGCGATTATTGAATCCCGGACAGGTACTAAAGAGTTATCAAGTTAATACTCATATTGGGCGAATACCATTTACAAAAGCATATACTATAGATACCATGTTATTATGCAGGTCTTTACCGAGTGCTACATTCGATAACCCCCCCGGTTTTGATGTTTCTTCTTTCGATAATTCTTTAATTAAATGCTTTAAATCTTATACAATAGATTTATTTTTAATTAAAAAACATTTGAGAGGTAAAAGAACAAAAATAATAAGACCGTAGAATAAAAAGACCAAATAGTTATATGTATAGTTATATGTATTATCGTATATAATCATATATGTGTCATGTGGTATATAAATGACAATTTTAAATAACCAAACTAGAGATGCTCCTGTTCCATCGACTGACTGGAATCAGATATTAAAAAATATTCAAGGTGCTATTAGTGGAACTAACTCGAATATAAATGGAGCTTTGCTGGATGATGGTAAAAAAATAGTTGGTATCCGCATTGCTACGGAATTCGACACGACGAAACATGCGGGGACAGATGCTGATCCATGGAGCCGGAACGCCATTACCAATTCTATTATGGATTTGGGCGGCGCGGAGGGAACGATTCTTATCTCCGGTGGAGTTCATAGTATTGATTTGAGTTTGGTTGTGCCATCGAATGTCCAACTTATCATTTCTAAAGATTCGAGACTACGAATCGCCACTGGTGTTACTTTTACAATCAACGGTACTTTGGATGCTTCATTAAACAAGATATTCGATTTGGTGGGGACAGGGGTAGTAACGTTCGGGACAGTCATCAAGGAATTCTATCCAGAGTGGTGGGGTGCGAAGGGCGATGACGTAACTGATGATGCTTCTGCAATTAACCAAATGGCATTGGCCGCTGCCGGAAAAGTATGGCATTTCACATGGGTCTATAGGATTGGTTCGACTATCGTGATATCGGGAACCAATACAAGGCTTGTTGGTTCCTCATGGGCAAGTGAGATTAAAGCCATGGATAGTTGGACAACACCAAACCAACCTATGTTTTCTGTCACTGCCACAGGGGTATCTTTCTTTAATCTAAAGCTGAACGGAAATCGTACTGGGCGCGGACCTGTAACATCGGCCCATATAGTAAGATGCAACACTGATAATCTTTCAATTACCAGTTGTTGGATAACGAATGATGCATGGGAAGCCATTCGGTCCATAACAGGAGGAACGCACAACCATTGGCTAATTGCTGATAACTTCATGGATCAAGGATATGGAGGTTATGTAATCATTGCTGGTGGAACTAGATGTATTGTCTCACGTAATATCATGCTAACGAGTACATCAGACCCTCAAATCAACTTTGGTAAGCTAAATGCCCCAGTGGAGAATATCGTTGAAGGCAATGTTGTAGTAGGATCGCAGGACGTTGGAATTTCCTTCAACGTGGCGGGTTCAGCTAGGAATCTCATTCGAGGGAATGTTATCATAGATTGTGTCAACGGACCCATTAATGCTTCCTCTAGCACCAATGATATCATCGAAGGAAACCTAACCAAAGGCGCGAACGCATCCATAGTTTCAGGAACAAAAACAATTGTGCGGGGCAATAAAATTATTTTCATAAATCCAACTGGAACCGGGGATGGTATCTATACATCGACAGATAATCTTATCGAAGGAAATACCATAGAGAATTCTCCGGGGAATGGTATTTCAGCCAATGCTGTACAGAGAGTTTCTATCCTTAACAACCATGTTCGTGGATCGGGGCAAAATGCCATCCGTAGAGAGATAAACATAAGAAATGGCTCTACTGATATCCTAGTTTTAGGGAATGTCTTGGGTGGCGGTGGGCCAAGTCTCGATTGGGGTATTCTTATTGAACATACTGGAACAGATAGAATTCGTGTTATCGGAAATGTCGTACAGGGGTACACCAATGCCATTCTCAAGACCTCAGCAACTGGGAATGATATACTTATCGCAGATAATCCGGGTTATAATCCAATTGGTGTCACATCTATAACAGTCACTGCTTCTCCATTCACCTATATAAATACTGATGGTCTTAGGGAACTTGTAAGTATTGATGGGGGTACAGTCACTACAGTTACAAAGAATGGAATAACGCTCTACAATTTTGGAGCCACTGCTGCCCGATGTGCTGTGTGGCTAGAACCGGGAGAAGCATTGATAGTGACTTACACGGTCGCACCGACGATGAACAAAGATAAGAAATGATGATTAAAATTAGAATTATTTTATAAAAATATTGTTTAAGAAGAGAATACGTGGGAAAAGAATTAAAATAACAAGGTTTTAATATATATAAGGATTGATAGTATGGGAGATTTAATAGTCATTTATAAAGGCGATGAGGAATTCGAGCGTGAGTTTGAATTGAAAAACGCAGATGGCAGTCCCTATGACCTTACTTCTCATATTGCTAGATTTAAGATGGTTTCAGATTATGGTTCTACATCAACTATCGACCAACCTGCAGAAATTGTAACGCCAGAAACAGATGGAAAAGTAAGATATAAATTTTCATCGACTGATACTAGTACCGTAGGACGTTATTATGCTGAAGTTGAAACAGAAGAAATTACAACTGGAAAAATATTAACATGGAAAATCGCAGCAGTAGAAATCAGACCAACTGTGTGAGGTATATAAATGACAGTATTCTATGGAAATTTATCTGGTATAAAAGACCGATTGGGAACGATGGCAATAAATACTGATACATTAGATATAGACCTTAACAAGAAATTAGAAGATGCTTCTGACCTTGTTGTATTAAAATTAGAAGAATATCCAACTGTATTTCCTTCACCCACTACATTAACAGGTGGTGATAAAGTACGTTTAGATCGTATTACCGCAGATTTGTCATGTGCCCTTTATATTGAAGACCGTTCCCAGAGAGTAAGACAGAATGTATCACCAGATATGGAACGTTGGTCCACCGTATTCAGGCGCAGGGCAACGATGGAATTAGAACAATTCATAAGAGTCAAAATAAAAGCTGCCGATTTAGGAGATTTTCCAGATATAGTAAGGATGCAGGGCCTGAAGTTGGGAGAAAGATAGATGGTCATTGTTATAGAGATGCATATACAGGATGAAATAACTCCAAAATTACAGCGTATTATTCGTAGGCTTCCTATGCATGTGATGGTCATCAAACAACACGCTACCAACATCATCACAGACGAATTGAAGAATACATTGAATCAAATGAGGGGAAAAAAGGGGTCTCAGGGGTTTAAATCAGTGAATCGTCTATTACGTGGAATAACTGTAGAATCTAAATCTGCAAATGAGAGTAATATCTATATCCAAGCCTCTGGTGCGATTGGCACAATAGGGTCAGAGAAAGTAGTCGGTGTCCTGAATCGTGGTACAATACGACCTCATCCTATATTCCCAAGACGAGTTTCAGGATATAAAACAACCACTGCGTTCATGCCAAGGGGTGCAAGAGCAGGCCCTAAAGGTAGACCACCTTATGTTTTGACATTAAAAAAGGATCGTTCAGAATCCGGTGCTGTGCCCAATATTGACCCGAGAGATTCAGCAGGTTGGCCTTATGTCGTCTTTGCTCGTTTCGTATTACGACATAAAGTTGCTGGACGATTTTTCTTCCAAAAGGCAATCAAAAAAGCTTCACCGAAAGTAAAAAGACAAACTGGTCATTTATTAAGAACCTTAATTAAACTAACTTAGGAGAAATAAAATGCCAATACCAACACTACCATTACGAGAACATTATGGTGAATGGTGGAATTATATTGGTTATGTATTGGTAGAACGTTTAAGGGATTCCAAATTAAAATATTTAAATTCTGTTCAAGATTCCCAAATAATATATGGTTTTACCGAAGAACCATTGAATTATCCAAATATCTATGTAATACCTATAAGTGAAGGTGGTTCTACACCAACAACTTCCGGCGATACAATAATGGCTTCTTTTGTATATTGGGTGTTAATTGAGGATCGTTCAGAGAACTTAATAAAAACAGATGATAATATTAGATTGATAGTAGGAGATATATTAGCGGAAATATTACAAGACAGGAATTTAATGTATAATGACATAAGAACAGCATTGGATACATTTATAACTACTATAGACGCTGATTATTTACCCTCCGAGGAGGATGTTAGTATTATGCGTTATCATCGAATTATATTAACAGTTACAAGGAAATTGGACTTATCTACTGTGACGGAGTAAATATAGAGAATAGAAACACATAATATATAAATAAGAATAGACATATTTAAAGGAGATAGCATGAAAGTACGATATCTAGGTACTAGCCAAGGATATAATGAAATTCTTGGACTAGTAGAACCGGGTCAGATATACGAAGTCCCAAAGGATAGTGAAGCAAGATTTAGATATTTGGGTGATTATGATGTTATTAGTGATAAAAAGGAGAAGAAATTAAAGATTGATGAAGGTGAATAAAAATGAGTAATGATTATGTCTCCTATGTAAAAGAAGCAACATTCGGTCTGAAGCCAACACTGTCTAATGTGGAATCTGCTAGTGTATTATCAGAAGCTCTTAGACCTAGCCGTGCATTCGAAACGGATATGGGTACGTTCTATCCAAATGTTCGTGACCCTGTTTCCGGTCGTTTTAGCACAAGTGGGTCTATTCGATGGCAATTAGGTCCTGAAAATGGTATTGGGAAAGCCCTACAATCTATGTTAGGCCCAGATGTTTCTGTTGATGTAGGAGCCGGAGGGGGTGGAATAAGTCATACATGGTCAGATAATCCTACTGGTGGAATCCCTTCCTCTCTTTCTACCATGTCAATACTCACAACACGAGCTTATCAGTTAGCACAGTGGGATTATCTTGGACAAGCTTGTTCACGTATAAGATTGGAAGCAGTGCCAAATCAAACGGTACGCGCAGAAGCTGAATGGATGGGAGATTTTGAGACTATCAATGCTTCGCCAGATGCTCCTACAATTCCCACACAGCAACCATTCGCAGCACATGAAACAGATTGGAAGATTGGTGCATCTCCGACATCTGAGCCGCGCGTGGAAGGATGGTCAGTAGAAGTTTCTAGAGAAGTAGAAATTCCTCCATCTATCAGTGCAATTCGTAGTGGTGGGACTGGTTCTGTTCGACGGGTCTATGGTGGGGGGGTCACAGTCACGGGTCGTGCTGATATTGATTTCGATACCCTATTATATTATAAGAGATTTTATGGTGGGGACTCGGATGTAACACCCGCAGACCGAGTAACAGCAAGAAATGTGCAGATTGATATTGTTTCACCAGACCTTACAGAAGCTGGCCAAAACTATCAATTGCTTGTGAAACTCCCCAAGATTGTGTTCGAAAATGTAGAAGCGAATCAGTCTGGACGAGATAGAATTGTTGGTGGTTTCCCATTCAAGGCATATTTCGATACAACGGCAGGATATAGTGTTCAATTCGTGTTGATAAATACTCGTTCACTGACATTCTATCAATAGATTATATATTTGAAACAAAGACAAAACTTCTTATATTTTATTTAATATAATCAATGTAATCTATAGAGGTATTTTGTATGACAGAGACACAGATAACAACCGTGCAAAAATATAAGGAAAACTTGTATGAGACAGTGGAACTACCATCCGGCGCAGTTTTCAAGATGAAACGGAGACTAGGTTATGGAGATTATCTGGAACTTTTGAATGTATTAGGTGCTGTCTTGAATAAAGAACCATCAACTGAATTATTTGAAGAAGCATCAAAGAATTCCAAAGCGTTGGCAGAAATGATAGCATATATCGTTCCCAAGGTATGCATAGAACCCAAGATATCCTTGATGGAACAAAAGGATACAATATTGTTATCTGATTTATCCTTGGATGATATGTTATTCATACAGAACAGAGCCCTACGCTTAGATGAGAGGGGGGAGGTAAACAAAGTGATGGAATCCTTTCGAAAAGAATAATCAGTTGATACGTGGTGTAGTATATGTCGCTCATGTCTATGGTGAGCGACCTTCTAAGATATTGGGTGAATTAATGGAAACAGAATTTACTCCCGAAGAATCTATATTAATAGACTATGAATCACTTAAATATATAAGTGAATTGAATTCTGGTTCTTCTTTGGATGAAGATAGCATGGGGCAGAGACAGTATCTGGAACAAAAATGGAAATATGAGGATATGAAAACAAAGAGAGAAATGGAACGACGTAAGAAAGAATATGAAAATATATTGAATAAGAGAGGAAAATAGAATGGCAACATCTGGTCCTCTTGGCGACCAAATTCAAATGATATTGAATTTGTGGGTCAAAACTACGGATGAACACAAACTCAAGGAACTATCACGTAGTTTAAATCAACTATCAAAAGCAGAGGACAATATAACTAAAACAACTTCCAGAATGTCCATTGCGACAAACATTGCACGTATCAATCAGCGTGACTTTGGTTCTACACTGTTGATTCAGGGTATTCAAGCCCGGAGAGCAAGGGAAGAATTGGAACAGGGGTTCTTTACTTTTGAAAAGTTGACACAGCAAGTTACCGTTTTAGACGAAGAAATGAGAGGTTTGAGAGGTACAGTTGCAAGGACGGCCAACCAGATAGCACAGGATTTTGGTCTAGTACGTGAAGAAGCTGCCCAAGCACTCGTTAATGTCACAGCCTTGGGTATTGAATTTGAGGATGCCACGAGGATTGTCCGTATTGCAGCCCAAGGTGCCGCTGCGGGTATGGGTTCGATAGACAATGCAGCTACATTATTGATTACCACGAATAGACAATTCGGGCTATCTATAGAGGATTCCGCCTCCACGATGGCCAAATTAGTTGCCGTATCCAACGAAACATCATTCAATATTGACGACATGAAACAAGCTCTATCCACGGCTGGACCCGCTGCGGCGACATTAGGATTTAGTCTGGAAGAAACAGCTTCCGCCATGGCTATCATGCGAGATGCTGGTCTAGATGCATCAGAAGCAGGTACGGCAATGCGTAATTTCCTTATTCGTATCCAAGACCCGACATCTGAAGCAGGGAAATTGTTAGAAGAATTAGGAATAGAGACAACGGATTCAGGAGGCAATTTCCTAGATTTGCTTACAATATTGGATAATGTTGGAAAGGGGATGGAAGATTTAACAGAGGCAGAACGATTACAAACCCAAGCAACCATCTTTGAAATCCGTGGCCAGCAATTATTGAACATTGAGCGTATGCGTGGGCGTGGTCAATTAACTGATTTGATTAATGAAGTACAAAAATATAATGATGAACAAGTGGCCGAACATTTCCTATCTGATAAATCGTCTCAAATGACATCGACATTGGGCGCTCAATTTAATAGGATGAAAGCGAGATTGGCAGAAGTCAATGATGCATATGCCCAAGCATTAATTCCTACAGAAATCTTTTTTATTGATGTACAAGCCAGACTAAAAAATACATTCGTTGCATTGCCGGGGCCGATGAGGGATATTGTCGGTGGGTTGATTGTATTAGGTAGTGAATTTGGTGTTGCAGCAGGACAGACAGCATTGTTATTGGTTAACTTATCTGTATTATGGGAGAAAATGGGTCCAAGGATAATCAAGACATTATCATCGTTGGGAATAAATGTAACTGGTTTAGGAGCTAAAATTGATGCATTAAAACTCAAATGGAATACAGCGATGTCTGGTATGGAATTCAATACCCAGAAATTCAGACGTTCATTGGCTGCTGTGGGATTGGCAGCAGCCGCCGCAGTAACAGGAATGCTAGCAATGCAAGAACAAGAACCGGGAATGCGGGCCTTTTTATCAGCATTGACTGGTTTGGAAGCTGCGTTGGCCGTAACGATGATGATAAGTGCAGTTGCTAAATCTATTTCTGCCCATGCGTTGATTCCTATTGTTGGAGTTGGTATTGGTGTAGCATTGGGGACTTATGCATTAGCGCAATTTGCTGCTGCCAAGAGAACAGCAGAAGGAGTAGTAAATTCACAATATGGTGGTCTTTTCCCTGCAAGGCCAGGGAGTGGTACATTAGCCCGTGTTGGTGAAGGTGCAGGACCTGAGATTGTATCTCCTATACCAACCATGCGAGAGACTTTCAGAGAGGTAATAAGAGAAACAGGTGGTTCTGTGACCATAAATCCAACTATCCATGTGGCCCCATTCACATCAATAAACAGAAATGCTTTGGATGTTCTGATAAAATCTATGACAAAGGAAACAATAAATGAATTACGACGAAGGGGAGTGACCATGAGATGACGGATTATGATATCAAATTAAACTCAGGAACAGAATTGAGCGCACTTTTGTCTCTTGGCGAATTCTCTGAAATAACCAAAAATAAAACACTTTTTATCAGTGATTCTACAACATTGACATTGAATACTAACATACATGCAAATTCTATATTTGTTGGGACCGATGGCACTACACTATCGAACGAAACAGGTACATTAAAATTACAATCACCATATCAGATTACATTTCCAGATGTACATCCTTTGACGGTTGACCCTCGTATCATATGGGCCACGGATGGGAGCAGAGAAGTAGATAGAGGCTCTGGTGTAAAAATAGATGATTTATCTGGGAATGGAAATTATGGTACACGAGGTTCAGGAACATATCAAACAGGCCCATGGCATATTGCAGGTTTACAACTTTTATATGATATGCAGACTTTAGTAGAATCAGGCGCAAGTGTAGGTAAGATGAAAGATTTATCTGGTAATGCAAGACATGGAAGTTTCACTTCTGGTTGCATAACAGTAAAAGGTAAATTTGGGCAAGCGCAAGAATATAGAATAAATGATGATTATGGTGGACTTGTAAATGCATTCATTGAGAGTACGGATTTAGACCTATCACTTCCATTTTCATTAAGTGCATGGGTATATCGAAAACCTCAGACTGACACAATAGGCAGGATAATTGATAAGGGAACAAATTATATATTAGCAATAAAGAATGACGGTGCTCTACATTTCCAGTTTACAGATGCTGGTCCTACAACTAGGATAGCTACTACAGCAGCATCTACAGTTCCTCTAAATACATGGACGCATGTTATCGTAAAAGTTGTAGCAAATACGACAAACACAGATGTAACTTTTTATGTCAATGGGGCACAAGTAGGATCAACTCAAACATTGACGAATCAACCTACATTAAATAATACATTAGTACGTATAGGATCACATAATGGTGGTGAATTGTTTCAAGGAATTTTAGATGATGTTTCTATTTTTAATACTGCATTAACAGCAAAGCAGATTAGAATATTATCTGAAACTGGTTATATTGACTATGGATGGTATTTTGACTTTGATGCAAATGGCAGAATAGATGTGACCAATACACAAATATTAAATCCTAAAAAGTTAACAATCTTATTTTGGTTAAAGAGATTTACTGATGGTTCAGGAGAATTTAGTATTGTCAGAAAAACACCATCAGCCGCTCCTCCAATTAGTGGATTTGAATTATTACTGACAAACTCGAACAAAGTTAAATTTACTATAGCTAATGATGCAACATCAAAAGATTTGCTTCGTTCTACTTCTTCTAGTGGGTCTGTTACATCTGGTTCATGGAAACATGTTGCTGTTACGTATAATGGAACTAGTTTAAGAATATATATCGATGGTGTGTTGGATGTAGAGAGGACATATGACACATTTTTAGGTATACAAGAAAATACATCTAATTTATTATTCGGCAATTCTGGAAATGATTACATATTAGATGAGTTTTATATGTTTAATGAAGCCTTAACCCCATCAGAGATATGGGCCTATAAGACTCTTTCAGAGAGTTCCGTGGGTAAGATGATTGGTCTTACTGTCTCAGAATCTGGCAATGTCATAACGGATACGACAACGAATCCTATATCCTTTGGTGCAGAATCCAACTTATATCCTACATTTACCGCAGAGAATGAAAATCCACGTTATCGATATGATATGTTTGTACAGGGGACAGGATGGACAGCATCACATTATCTATTACGTGGTCATTCAGTTGGATTCGTATTGCAATCGACTACATCGGGACTCAACGAGGATTTTATGTTTAATTATATACCGGAAGATATCCTGTCTATCAATGACAGTGGTGTTGACCCGCCAATAACTAATATTATCAATAGATTGGGCAATGTTAGTAGAATCAAGAAGATAGGTTATTCACCCAGAGAAGTTTCATTTGCTCTACGTTTGAGTTTAGAGGATTCTAGTGGTCTTTCATTATATCGTAGATTCGAACAATTGGGTTCCACAACATATAAGGAATCTGATATATTCAATATTATCACAGACAAGAATGTGTTAATAGGATATCAACTGACTAATATAGATATATCACCAATTCAAAGTTCCAGATATAAATTAGTAGATATCAGCATATCATTTACTAAAAGAGTATTATAATGAGGAAATAAGATGCCGTACCCGCAAGCATGGAGATTTCTTATAAGGCCACAGGGATATAAGGAATTGTTTGGCCAGCCTGCACCAACAAGTTTGGAACACTCTAGTTGGACTGTAATTCATAAAAAGAAAAGCGGAGAGAATTATAATCCTGCATGGGTATTGATAGAAGATACAAAAATAACAGGTTCTGCTTCAAATGGTACGATATATGATGACCGTCTAGTATCCAGAGAATTCAAATTAGGTTCTAGGAATTTCACGTTTACTTTTGATTTGGCAATACCGCTAGTAACGAGTGGCAATTTGTCTGTTGGTCTTATTCATACGTCAGCACCGAGCACAGGTACAACAAATGAGTTTAAGAATTGCATATGGCTTAATTTCTCTAGTGATGTTAGTAATGGTTATGTTACATTACGTGCAGCAGATACTACCACAACAGTATCATCCTCAGCAATCACTATTACATCCTTAGCCACAGAGAAATACTATACGCTTCAAAGAAATGGCAATACAATCACATTGACGATATATACAGACAGTGGGCGAACTACGCAATTTGCCACACAATCAATCAACATATCATCGTTATCTATACATAATCTGAATTATATACAGTTTGCGAATTATCCAGATGATGCTTCCTTTCCTTATACTGGTTTCAATGGTGAATTTAAAAACATCAAACTTGTAATAGACAAGTATATCGATATCAATGAAAATTCTATATCGGGCCTAATGGACTTTAATCTAAATATCAGTAAAGATAAAGTAAAGACATTAGACCTGCAATTTGATGATTCGAATGATTTGTTAAGAGACATAGAATCCAGTGATGAAGTTCTTGCATGGCTCGATAATACATCTGATGGTCTTGTTCTTTCATATGATATGGAAAGCAAAGATGTAGATGGAAAGATGATAGATTTTTCTGGTAATGATTTCAATGGGACCATTACTGGCACTTCGTTAGTTGTTGGCAAAGTAGAACAGGGAACAGATTTTACTGTTAATACACATAATATATCCATATCTAATAATTCTACATTAAATTTGGGAACTAATTTTACATTAGCAACTTGGGTTAAAGTGGATACTCTAACGAACAATGCTACAATCTTTAGGAAGATAATATCTACGCCTACTAGGGGATATCTATTACGTATACAGACAAATGGCTCTATCAATGCAGAGATATGGAATAATGGAAATGAAACAGATTTTGTGACAGCAACGGGGGTTATAACAACAGGGATATTTTATCATATCATATTTACTCATGATAATGGTACTGGAAAAATATATGTAAATGGTAAGGAAATTGCTGTAACAAAGACTGGGACACAGACACAGCCAGAAGCGCATACAAATTCATTACTGATAGGGAAATCAGAAGGAGGGACTACTGAAACAATAGATGGTATTATTGATGAAGCTGTCATATATAGTCGTACATTATCTTCGACTGAAATAAGGGATTATTATGACAGAGCAGGAAGATGCCCTAAATTATATTTTGATGGTATTGTAGAGAATCTAAACAGAAAGAATGAAAATGTTTCAATAGAAGCTTCAGATAATTTGAATGAATTGACTGGCACAGAATTATATGATTTAATTGTCGAAGGACAGACATTAATTGCTACAAAGGGCGGTACATCTGACATCATAGCACATAGTTTTGGGACGTTTGAATCTCGAAGAATAGATACGATACAAAATGGCGTATATAGAAAAGCCACAGTTACTCCTATTTTGGATTCTAATGGCGGATTATTATTAGATTCAACTTATAATGTAGAAAATATATATGTCGGTATCAATAAGGGATGTTCTAGTGTACCTGTGGGCAGTGAAATATTTGAATCGAATCTAAGTAATACGAATAGAGTGGATTTTGCTTTTACGGCGCAAAGTACAAGGATAAATTCAATCACTATTTTTCTTAATGTAAATTTAACAAATCTATCAACACAACATCTTTTAGTCAAATTATATGGAAATAAAGAAAACACAAGTACAGATGCTAAAGACATACCCGATACAGCCCGTACTATTATTTCAAAGACACACACATTTACAACAAGTGATAATATTGGCGATTTCATGCCAATAACCATAGATTTGACAGGTGCTACATGGAATGAGGAATTAACTAAAAATGCAAAATATTGGTTTTCATTCATGACAGATTTTGTTGCTGGAACCCCTCCACTAATAAGAATCATGTTTTCTAACGCAGAATTTGAAATAAACACTGAGGTCCATGATAATCTTGGAGGGATAGATTCTTGGTATCGATATTTTTCTGCTCTTAAGAGTATTGTATATGACGATTTAGATGAAAGTTCTGAAGAACAATTGAATACTGAGTATACGATTAAATATTCAGATAATTATGTGGGTCTTCCAGTTAGTGATATATCAACGGGTACATGGACAACAACTCCCCTGTACCAAAAAATAGATGATGTGGTTATTAGTGATGCAGATTTTATAACTTGCAGTGGAATCAAAACAGCAGATACTGCCAACGTATTGTTATCTAATCTTGCGAATCCAAATACAAATATAAATCATACATTTACATTTAGGGCAAGAAAGAGCGCAATTGGAACAATAACACTCCTTGTTAGACTGGTTGAAGGGGCGTCTATTAGAGCCTCTTATACGCCCACATTGACAACATCCTTTGCTACTTATTCGTATACATTATCTACCGCCGAAGCAGATTCGATAGAAAACTATGGTGATTTAAAATTATTATTTTTATATACAGGTGATAATGCTTCCTCGTCTGTAGATGTATCATATGCTCAATTCTCACTCCCATTAGGTTGGCATTTAGAATGGAGATTAAGTCCAGATAAGTTTAATTGGTCTGAGATTTTACTTCCCGGCGGTAGTCAAAATGAGGTTATTTTCAACTTGCCGAATCATATTGTGATGGGTTATTATTATACAAAGAAATCAATGGTATTGAAAAATATCATAGAACGCATATTACGGAAAACAAAAAGACTAAGAGGACAATATTCTGGGAGATCGACAACACAAAATATTGGTCTATATTACGCACAGGGTAATACATTGTTAGAGAATATACGTAAACTATGTAATATAAGTAATTCACAGTATATCAATAAATATAGTAATATAATAACAATCGAGGATGCAAAGACCCGTTCTACATTATATAATGGTACGATGGAACAAAATACGGGTTGGACATATAGACAATCCGTGGGCAGTAATGGCATCAATGATGGATATATTGGAATTGCAAGGACAGGCAGCAGAGCTTATCGTTTACGCATTGGGACGATAGCAGCATCAGAAACGGTGGAAATATATCAGGACATAGATAATTGGAGTGGAGATGTTTCAGCATGGTGCAAGATAAATACAGTCGATGTAAGTTGGACAGTAAAAATAGAAAAGGAAGATTATGGTGGTGGTGGAACGAGAAGCACAGTTGCCTCCATATCACCAACGACAACAGATTATACTAAATTATCTGGTTCTGTTTCGAATATAAAATTCAGATTGATTCTGTCTTTAACGAAAGGGACAGACCCCTTGGAATTCCCAGAAACTAATTATGTGGATATCGATGATGTATATCAAGGCCCTGTTTATTATGGTTTCAAGGATGGTTTTGCCACTAATGTCGGTCAGGACCCATTACAAGAAATATTCATTGGGTATGACAATCTATCTCGGGAGGGGGAATTGGATAAAATAGTGAATCTTGGTGTTGTAACTGAAGAAACACAAAAATCATCATCTTTTAATAATAAGATTCCTATTTCTGCGTCTAAGAATATTAAATTATATGATAAATTTGGTCCTCGTGTTTCATTCAGAAAAGTAGGAAATATGAAACAAAGCGAAGATAGATATCTTGCAGCGAAGGCATTATTAAATACAGAATTCGAGGAAACCATATCTTTCCAAGTTTCAAATCAAATGGCGTTCTTGCTTGGTCAATCTATTTACGTTCTAGACCCTAATACAAACATCAATGAATGGTCTTATTATAATATAGATAATGTTGTAATCGGGCCACATACAACAAAAATCAATAGTATTGAAATTAAGGCATTAGATATAAATTATATACAGGCAATCAAAGAAAAAACAGAAGACGATACAACGATGGATGAAACGGAAACATTGTCCAAAACACTGAAATATATGGTTATAATGGACACACAATTAGGAACAGGTAGTTCTATTGGTACTATATCATATGCAAAAATCTATTATGGTGCAACTGAATTCAAATCAAGATTGTATAATGTCCCAGATATTGGCGTCCATGTGTTTGAGTTCAAAAAGAAGGATACTCCGACGACATTCACTACAAATACGTATATGACCAAAATAGACATATTCAATACATTAGACGAGAAAGTGGGTTCGGCCACATTCTCATTGGGGGATCGTTTCGTGAAAACCAAGAATATGAACCTGATTATCATTCTATTTGACCGTAGGGTGTTGTTAGGTCTGACGTAATATATACTTCTATTCTAGACAACAATGTACATTTTAGTACACTGTAAGTATGTATAACAGGTCTATTTTAGGGCGTTTTAAGACCTCATTTAATTCAGGCTGTATCTTTCATCATCTGATTAAATTTAGCCATGTATTCCTCACCTAATACGTTCTTAAGAGGGTATAGGCGATGACCACAGAAGGCACAGAACGTATAATTACCTGTCTGCCCCAAGACCCATACTCCATTGTGCTTATAACAGGATGGGCATATCTTCTTATTCTCCAATCCTCCACTTCCTTTGGGTCGCCCCCTTGTCATATCAAGTCCCCCCACATTCTCTGTTATCCCCACATTCTTCGCACCTATCATACTGACAATGCCATCCTTCCCCACGCTCATATTTCAAAAAATGTAAAAATGGTTTGAACCATCCCTTATTATCTTCGCCATCCTGTATATTATATTCCTCTTGGTCCAAATAATTCAATAGACCGTCTATCTGCTCGTCCGTAAAATGATAATGGTCACTTGGGCCTCTACAACCACATGCTCTCGGTTTATTCATATTCTCACATCCACGTAGACAAATCCATCTGTTTCGTCTTCTCTTTTGGTTCATCACTCTTCTTCTCTATCAAAATTCCCAGTCTTTTGAACATTGGTACAAACTGACTGTTCCATATATATCTATATTGTTCCACTGTTAATTGTATGATTGTATCATCTGCAATGGGTAATATATTCTCTGGTTTCTTCCCTGTCTTTATGAATCCTATCTTCTCTCCCCTATGCATTATCAATTTACCCTGTTCTTCCAATATCCGTGCTGCTCTTAAATGTGCTGGTAATACCTCATAATCATCTGCATGTTTCCCCAATGCTTTATACATGACTAATTGTTGGTCTAACGCACCAGATGCTAATTTATTCCAGTATTCCTCTGTATATTGATATAACTGTTCTATAGTATATCCATCTAATATCTTCTCCAATACTTCTTGTTGTGCTTGTCTCTTCGCTTCACTTGTATCATGTCTGACTATTTCAAACCCCTTTATCAATAATTTGTTTGTAGGACCATCACGCCATGTCATTCTAGCCACATACTTCTTTTTTGTTCCCTTCCCCTGTATATTGGCTGGAACATACATAACAGAACATAGTTTATCGATATCCAATTTAAAATGAGATGGATATATATCAGAAATTGCATGTAGATAATTCTTAGTCTCTGCTGTTAATTTATTCGCTAAATCCTTGGCTTTGTCTATATCCAAGTCTGGTAATTGCAAGAATACACTATCTGTATCACCGCCAATGACTCTTATATTCATAGATTGTAGTGTTTCATCTAGGAATTTAATCACCATCTGGCCAGTCAGCGTGATATTCTCGGCTATGTCCTTATTGAAATATCTGCTATAGAACGACCCGATTACACCATAGATACTATTCGCTAGAACCTTATAGGCATTGTAGGTTGCATCGGCTACTATATATTCATCAGATGTTGGCGATAATTCCATCTTTTTCTCCCGCCATTCATTCCGCGTTTTCAATACATAGGAAAGACCCTCAGAAAATACACTCTTTGGCGTGGATACGAAACTTCCCCTGCCTATGGGAGATTTGATATCACCGATATTATCATCTCTATATGTCTCTGGCCCTATGTTAAATGACATTACAATGGTCGGGTACAGAGCATTGACATCAAGAACGGCTATGTTATTATGAACTCCGGGAATGGGATTTAAGACCATGGCCCCTTCATACTTTTCCTCACGTTCATCCTTATCATCCTCATATTGTTGTTTAGTGGGCCATATGACTCTTTCCTTTCTATTTACAGACAGACGTAATATCAAGCCATCTACTGCCACAGAGTTATTGAATTCTTTCTTATTCTGTTTATGTACCTTCATTAAATCCCTGACATTGGTGTGGGTGATATTAGCAATATTGAATACGATATGGACCATATTCCATTTCTTGTCCAAGTCATATATGATTCTAACATCATCTAGGTTATATTCTTTTAATGTATTGATATCATGTTCGAAATAATACAATAAATCCTTGATATTTATTTTTCTCTTCCTAGTTGGTAATTCTTCTTTATCTGCTATATGCTCCAGTGAGAACATGTCCCTTTGTATCAATAATATAAATTTGTACACGGCCCTCAAATCGATATGAATATGATTATACCACTCATATTCTATATCCAATATCCTACAACGATTAATCAAATATGGCCAATCGAAGTTATTACCATTGAATGTACATATGACTGGGTATTTATCGATGAAAGCAAGACAGTCTCTAATTAATTGCGTCTCATTCCTATCGGAATAAAAGTATTCCTGCCCATCGTTTGTCTTGACAGCAATGGATAATATACGTTTCAGGGCCTGTTGTTCGTCGGGTATCCCATCTGTAGGGTCTGTCTCGATATCTATGAACAGCCATTTCTTAGGCAATTGCACACGCCAATCAAGGTCAATCATCACCCTTCTATTATATGGGACATCCGCTTCAAAGGTATTTGTGATGCCTATCAATTGTCTTATCCTTGGAACTACACTAGGCGATGGCGTATTTATTTTAAGTAATTTCTTTCCTTGGTATGTAAATGGGACATCTTCGATTTCTATGATAGATGGAAGATTCATATTCTGGGCAATATCAGAATATGCTAAGAAATATGGTTTGACTGGTAATGGTATTTCCTGCACAGGTAATCTATAACCATCATCATCTGTCGTATATAATCTGACTACAGGGTCCTCATATTCATTAAAATGCCAATCAATGTGGTAAAGATTGTTGGGTGGTTTCTGGTTTATCATAATATGCATCCTGTAATTCTTTGCTCAGAAAATCCAACTGTCTGGCCTTTTCATTTCGTTTCTGGTATGTGGTACATTGAAAACGCCCATCTGTGAACATCTTTAATTTTATGGAATCGGCTTCACAACGCATTGTCTTATTGAAACGACAAGAGCGGGCAGGACACCATATGCGTCTCTTAAATTTGAATTTCTCTTTCTTTTGTTTTTTCTTCGTTTCCTTGCTGTCCATCTTTAATACCATCCATTTTCATAAGGCAGAATAATAGGATATTAATACCATCATATATATCATCATATTTCTTATCCAAGAAATCTATATCTATCCATCTGGCTCTCTTCACTTTGACCAAAGCATATGCCAACAATTCCTCTAATGTGAATTCTTGCCAGATATCACCATAAGGAGATTTCTTATGGATTTCCAAAGCCTTTTCAATATGTTTCAATATATTATCGTTCATGCGGCACCCCCGAGTCGAACAGGGACCTTCTCCTTGGAAGGGAGATATGCTGGCCATTGACACCAGTACCGCATGGACCTAGCCGGAGTTGAACCAGCATCTTCAGGTTGCAAACCTGATATGTTTCCATTGACACCATAGGCCCGTATTATTTTTGATGGAATCGTCCGGAATCGAACCGGGTTCATACGGTCTTCAGCCGTGCGCTTTCCCATTAAGCTACAATTCCTTATATTATCATCATTAGCGCAGGTGATTGGATTCGAACCAATACCCCCTTCGTTAACAGCGAAGTGCGCTACCATTGCGCCACACCTGCTTAATCTATATTCAACGACAGTATAAATGACTTTCTAAAACTTCTCGGGCGTGCAGATTTTTAACATGTTCCAATGCTTCAAAAATACCTTTCGGGCCTTCACAGGTTGGAGCAGGGGGATATGATGGGACCATAACCACAAAAAGAAAATATAGAGTATATAATATCACACCAACAGTCGCCAAACTGATTAACAGTATTTTTAACCATAACTTCATCGGACTCACCTTATTTATTTATTAGACCTGCTTATATGGCTTATATATTACATATATATTCCAGAGCGCTGGAACCCAAGAAATCAATACAGCACCAAGCCAAAACCATTCATTCTGATTGAAGAAACCACCAGCCGCCAAAAGACCTGCCATACCAGATTTAAACATTTGCAGACCTTTGATTCCCACTTTACTCAATAGCCAAGCCATTAGGGGGTTTCCTTCAACGGCATCATAATCTTCCAAGGCTCGTCTTGTAGTATACATATCTGCCATTTGGCCCGAGAATAATAACACGGCCCATAATTCTGGAGGTACGAACATAAATCTAATCCATATATTTCATGTTATTAATAATCTTCTTCCTCATACTCAAAAATATCATCATTATTTTGACATGGACGATATTTACAAACGGGACATATTGCATTACATTCTCCTAGTTCACAAGTACATATATAATCCTCAATATCTTCATCATCTTTATCAATAGTAGTCATATCAATTTCCCTTCTTCATAATGAAATTATAGTGTTTCGATACTTTATCTTCTAGTTCTATTATCTTATCGAATGATACCTTTGGTGGCGATTCATCGGTATTATTCTCTTCAAAAACACCATGATTAGCCCAACTTCGTAATTCTGCGACAAATGACTGTAGATGATATGGGTCTATAGGTATTAATGTTTCTCTTGTATCATCTTCGAATGGTGATGGGCATGAACAACCAGAATCTGTTTTATAATATAATGTATCAGTGTCATTATTCCTCCATATGACGAACATATCAAAAGAATATGATAAATCCTGCTCAACCATTCCAAATATGGTTAAACCAAAATCCTCTGGATTATAATAGATATTACTCATTCTCCACATCACCTGTTAATTCGCTTATGATTTCATTTATTCGTACATCCACATGATTGAGAAAATGTTTGGTCATTCCATATTCCTTATTATAATATCTACCTAATGCTTTTCCCAGATTGGAAAAAGCGGATTGAAATTCAGATAAGATTTTGCTATGTTCTTCGGTTAACGTATATTCGGTAGTGGGTTTCATAGGGACATAAATATCTCGTTCTATCGAATCCAATAACAATCTGGCATTCTTTCCTTGTTGGGTGTCAGGATGTTCCTCCGCTTGATGTTCCAAAAGACCATTAGTATCTATTGTATCATATACTATTTCATTACATACTATACACTTGATATTTCCAACTTCGAGCATACAATCATACTCCATTTCTGACTTTAATCACAACTGGGTCTAATTCCCATATCTTCTCTTTCATATTCCTTATGATTTTAAAGGAAGCGACTTTCTCTAACGTACCCCATTTGATACTGTTCTTATTCTCCATCACTTCCATGGCTTGTGTCAGTTCCAACGGTGTCAGAGCATAAGCCGACATATGAAACGGCACACGCCTGCAAATAATAAAATAATAATGACTCCCTGCATCCATTATCTCAAAGCCCTTCTCCAACTGATGGGGCTTGATATAAGTGATGTTGTAACTCGTTGTATTTCTCGATGACTTTTCTTCAATGTAACAAGTCTTTCCTGCTACAATGAATATGTGGTCTGCTGGTACTTTGGGCATGATTACATTGGGGAATAGTGGAGAGAAACACTTCTGGCATTTCATGCCATAGGATTTGGTGTCACTGATTCTTTCCCAATACAACAACTTGCCATATTTAGTCTGTTTTAGATGTTCTAAGGAGTCCTGTATCTCCTTTTGGAATGCATAACCATGCTCATTACTCATTATAAACACCCATATATTTAAATAATTTTTTTGGTCTCATACGCCATAATATTCTTCCGGCTGTTCTTTCATCTCCTAATATTTTATTTTTTATTTCTGTGTCAGATAGTCTTTTACCGCCGGGAGCAATTAAATAATGTGCCTCCTTTGTGAACTCAGATAATATTTCTCTTGCTATATTATTCATACAAAATGATGTACAATAAGATTTTGAAAACCATTTGTGGGGTTCAAATCCTAATACTGTTAATTTATTCAAAAGAGATTTATTGGCTTTTGTTTCTATCTCGCCATCAAATCTCATACCAGCACGTTCAAATATAGGATTATACTTTGCCATTGCAGCAACAACATCAGCATTTGGATATTTCTTTAGATAATACTGAACGAGTAACTTACCAAAACCTATACCTCGATATGATGGATGTACGACAAGACGAGATATTCTTCTTCCACCGTCATGCATTCTATATGTTCCAATAAGAAATCCCACTGTTTTATCTTTGAATTGTAATCTAATATAATCTTTAATACCTCCTGTGTATTTACCTTTATAATGTAAAACACCAATTGGTTCTTTTTTATACCAATCTTTTGTTTCTTCTATTATTTTTAAATCATTATTGTTAATAAATAAGTTCTTATTATGTTCTTTATATTGTGGATATGCGACATCCCATCTAGACGGAAATGCTTTACCAGCAATAATCAAATCTGGTTGTAAATAAGGTATTATATCAACATGGGCGCTCGCAATAATAGCCGTTAAATTTAATTTTCTGACAATCTTTTGAAAGTTATAAGCAATGACAAAAGCTGTGTCTCTATCTAGAGAGGATAGAAATTCATCTATTATGATAGGACAATCATTCTTTGATTCCAAAATCATTTTAGATAAACGTGCCCTCATTTTCTGACTATCACTTAAATATTTATAAGGTGTTAAAAACATTGTAGCATCGCCAAGACCTACAAGAGATAAGATTTGTAATGTTTTTTCTAAAGTATCACCATATGTATAAAGTGGCTTATTTTCATCTATAAAAATCTTGGTTTCGTTTCCTAATGAGTTTAATAATGTTGTTTTCCCGCATCCAGATTCGCCAGTTATATATACTAAACGGGGAAGTATATCAGGCAATTCTATATCTATGACATTATTTATAAATCCTTCATCTATACCAAAAGATTCGCCAATTTCTATAGCTTCATCTGAATCGATTTTATAATTAAAGGTCTTTTTTATTTTCATGGTTGCACACACATATCTTATTGGCGAACCATCCGTAACAATCCTTATGCATATTCACCTGACAACATACGCATTGTTTTTGTTCCTCATTGTCCCTTATGTACTCTTGTTTCATGTATCTTCTTTCCCCTCTCGGTCGGCAATTCTTTCCTGCACACACTACATATCCATGGTAGATGACTACCATTTTCATTGTTGTTCTCATTCGTCTCTTTCATCTCTTCATTCATGTTAACACCTTTCCACTACCATTGCATTCATAACAGAAATTTAGATGCGTTATTTCCACAGGATTGTTTTTATTATGTACATATCCCCTGCCATTACAATAAGGACATGGTTTTGCAGTCTTACCACGGAATGAATCTCTCATAATGTCGTCCACTTCTTCTTTTCTCTTAACTTTGAAATATTCTCAGAACCCATATATGCTAGACCGTGCTTGATTCCACCCACAAGTCTATTGATAATTGTTTCTGTCGTTTCCCCGGTATCTGGAATGTATACCGTTCTGCCTTCCGGGGCTTCAATGTGAGCAATAGTGGATGCATCTTCTCCTGTTCGTTTGATTCGTTCTCTTTCTGCATGTTCGCTTGCCATCCCGCTATAAATTACATATGTCTTAGTCCAAGGTAAATATGTATTATTAAATGTTACGCCGTCATCTGCCAATTGCCCTACGGTACGAGATGCGGGAGATTTATCTGTCGGAGCCAGTAATTTTCCTATGAATACCGTATCAGCACCAGCGGCCAGACATTTGACTATATCCCCACTATTTCGTATTCCGCCGTCTGATACTATCGGTGTTTCTGGATATCTTTCTCGTATCTTCTCAATAGCCACCAACTGGTTATAAGCAACACCAGTTGTAATCCTAGTAATACAAGACTGACCAGAACCAATTCCCACACGGAATCCGTCAATACCTGCGTCATAGTATCTCTCTGCGGCCTCTGTAGTGACTATATTTGCAGATATAATATCAATGCTATATATCTTTTTTATGTATTTCACCAAGTCATAGCATTGTTTCATATCACCGTGGGCCACATCCATTGTCAATACATTACATCCAGCATTATACAACATATCAATGCGTTTCTCTTGGTTATTGACACTGATAGATGCTCCGACATGTAATCCTGCGTCTCTGACTTTTTTGATTTGCTCTGCTTGTTCCCATTCAGGCATATAACGATGGATGATTCCTAGTCCACCAGAAGCTGCCATGAATGCGGCCATTTTGGTTTCTGTCACGCTATTCATTGGAGAGGAGATGATGGGATGTTTTAATTTAACATGACCGAACACAGTATCTAATGATATCTGGTCCCTATTGGTCATTTCACTGTATTGAGGGACCAGCCAATATTTATCATAATCACTTTCTATTTCTGCGTTCAGTGATATCCACCCCCATTGCATTGAAACATATGGTACACCCGCTCTTTGGCCAGTGATTAACCCTATGTTTATTTAATGGATGTCGGCATGTATAACATATTATAATATTATTTTCTGTTATGAATGTCTTACCACATTGAAATAATGGGGCATTTATTAAAGGAGAGGAAGGAACAGGCCATGGAAAAGTAATATAAATTGGTGGATATGTTCCAGTTCCAGAACTATAGTCTGCGGTATTTGATGTTGGATAAATATAGGTATTATCACCGGACCCAGTGGCAGTAGTGGTACTCCAATATTTATAAGATATATTTACATTCATAGTTTAATCTCCCTCATATCTATCAATTTGTTCTTTTTGCTTACAACATTAATTTTATCCACATTGAAGAACATATGACTATTTTTCTCATCATCATATTTTATTTCCAGACTCCTATTATCAAAATCTATGAGTATTCCAATGATTCGTTCCCCACTTCTACGGCTCTTTGTTGTCTTATTTTTTGTTGTATCTCTTCCAGATATTTTATTAGTTCTTGGAACCCGTATTCGTTTAGTGTTGTCTGTCTTAGATTTCTTAACATTCATATAGCCACTCCTGTATTATCATGGAGCATGGTAATTTCATGCCTGATGGTATTGTACATCTCTTATAATTACTATGTTGTATTATCCATCCTCTATGGGTCCTTTTTTCCGTTTGGATATTAATACGACATTTTTCATATATCCACCCTTCTAATTGACAAAGGGGACATATTACTTTTCCAGCCAATTGGAGGAATAGTACATTATCGCCCTTTCTCTTGATTTTCCACTCTTTCATATCGACTCCTCACCCTGTAATATAACACTGTTATGAGCACTGCGAATATTGAAGTGACATTTAGGATACCGCCAATGAACCATATCCATACATCTTCCTGCCATGCGTAGAGGAAGATGATAAAGACCCCTGTAAACAACATGACCTGCCATAACAGAGATACATCATTGGAACTCTTATTCTTATACATTCTGTATATTGCAGGAATGCTAGACAGATTGAGCAATATGTATGCCAATATTGGGGTATACGAGGGAATCATTCAGAAAACCCATTTCAATACTAATAGACCAAGAAGAAGAACGGTAGTCCATATTGCATACACTAACAATCTGTCCGTATGAGCATTATACACTTTCACCGTGAAATCATTGACATACTTCTTGGATTTTCTCATATAATCACACACTTACATTGACATCTACACGCACACGCCCATCAAAGCGAAGGGCTGGACGCATCTGAATCAATGTTCCCCCTAATGAGACAGGGGTGAGCATCTTCTTTTCTATATATCCCCCTGCCGGATATCCTGCCTCATCAACACTACCCAAGTCATAGCCTTTGAGGAATCCACCAGTAAGTACAAGGTATCTGTTAATTGATTCATCAACAAAACTTCCGTTCTTAATGGAATATTCTACCCATGGAACGGCTGTTGCTGCTTTTCTATGAAAATGACCCATCAAATAAATATTAGAGAAAAACGTTTTTGATATATGACCAAGTTTAGTCAAGCCAGCACCTTCTGAGATACCAGAACCCTGTCCATGATGCATAAATATTTGACCATATACCGTCTGTTTCGTCTTGGGCTCTTGCATCTCTACAGCGATGATACCATTATCACCAAGAAATTGACAATCCAATGCCTTCGCCAATCTCAGGTCTGAAGTAGTACCGTCTGCAAAAGGCCAGTAGTGATGTCCCCTGACCAACCCTAGCCATCGTCCCTTGGTCTTTTTGAATATTTCCTCCATATCTTCTCCCATTTTACCAAAAGCCTTGGATATCGTGACATTGGCACTATCATACAAATTCGACTTGACACTCAATAACAATGCTCTGTTAGATGGTGATACGGTGTCGATATAATCTCCCATACCAACAAAATATGCATTTTGTTTCAGACCCCAATCCAGATAACGTTCTAGACGGTCTAAATCTGTTGCGCCACCGTATTGAATATCTCCTACTGGCAATATCCTAACTTCCTTCATTGGCAGGGTATCAGAATCCACTAACTTAGGTTTCACAACTGCTATTTCCATGGCACTCTAGAACTCCTGTTCTACGTTGGGTCTATATGTCATGGTCATTCTTATATCTTTGGTCTTTGTCTTACCCTTGGCGGACAGATGTTATGACTATAGAAACGTTTACAATCTATACAATGCACTGAACTTTTATATTCGTGAACATTGGAATATTTAACATAACCTGCATATCGTTTAAATCCTCCTCTCTTTCCAGTTTTTAGATATCTTCTTCTGGATTCTAAGTTACAATTTCGCTTATGTATAGAATAGTTAAATCCGATATGATTTGTTTTTGGGGTATATTTTATATTAATATAATATGCAACTCCATTACTTAAATATATATTATTTAAATATTTTACATAACGAATAAAATTAGGATGATGTTTATCTTTAATGAGCCCTATTCGGACCACCCCTTTTATATCTTGTCTCATATTTCCTCTTGCGTTTATCCATCTCCTTGTAATATTCCTCCTCCCATGCATCCAAGGAATCCTCTATATCATAATCGTCCATGTTATCAGTATCATTATCATTAGATTGTTTATCCTTATTGCTGTCCTTCATTTACAATCTTCGTCCATTTACGACAGAATGGGCATTTGTCACTAAGTCTGTAACGTTCTATATGTTTGTCTAGCATATGTTCCTGCTGTTCTCTGAGATTCATAACTATCCCCATTGTTCTGCCATTGCTGATGCTATCCCGGTATAAAATCTGCTTCTATTTTTCCATCTATCTGGTGCTGGTGATTCATACCAAACTCTTGGTGTTCTTCCATTTACAATATCCGTTGGTCTAAGTTTAGGAAGATTTTTCAACCATAGACATATAGACTTGGTTTCTCCATGTCCAAATTGCCATGGTTGTATGATTTGGTCAGGTTTTCGATATTTAGTTGACATGATACCTATGGGATTTTCAACGGCTATTTTGTCTATCGGTGCATTAATGAGGGACATAAAAAATAGGATTGCCTCTTTCTGTTCCTTTTCTTTATTCTTGAACCAACGTGCTCCACTAGACGATAAATGCGTACATGGAGGAAATGCAATCATCATGTCCCATTTGTTATTTATTATATTTAATATATTATCTTGTATATGAGGACCATTTCGTTCACTTTCTAACAAATCACAAGATATTGCATCATGTCCTTTCTGAATAAATATGTCACGGACTATACCACTAAATTCACAAGCTATTAGGATTTTCATCTCCTACACTCCCAAATCCATTAATATCTGTCATATAACCACTTAATCACTTCTTCAAATCAGTATGGTCAGGATGACATTTTTCCGTAAAAGGACAATAGATTGGCCTACATTTCCAACCTTCATCTTGGTCCTTCCAATCGATTTCTGGCTTTCCATTCGGCAAATAAATCTTTTTATCATTCACTGCTTCATATAATCCAATCGCCCGTTCCTTCAATTTATTGATTATTTTGGTCTGGTCTATGATATTATCCTTGACATTGAATTCCTTGACTATTAAATCACCCAAATCCAGATAATATATCCTGACTTTGGGGGCTCCGAAGATATATGCATACGTCATCAATTGAATGAAATGGTCCTTCTTGGCCCCCTGCTTCTTCACATACCATAGATTTTTCACGGTCTTTAGGTCATTCACACAGGTTATTTTCCCATCTTCCACATCAAGCCAGTCTGCACGCCCGACGATGGAGATATTATACCCCCTGTCATTCTCTACTGGTATATTGAAATCGACCTGACTATGAGGCATTGCCATCGAAAAAATAAGGTCGAATATGTTACCACGGAAGAAATAATATTGAGTCTGTAATGAGGGTTCTAATTGCTCTACGGTGTATCCTTCGGGTGGGTTACGGAGATAGGATGCCTTGGTGCAACATCCAATGAGTTCCGTGACATGGAATATATCATTAGACCCCCATGTAGATTTAGATTCCTCAATGTTCTGTTTTATACGTTGTAGTTTAACATTGTCTGTTAATATACGAAAGAGAGCATCATCATCATATAATAAATCCTTCATAGGGTCTGGTAAGTGTTCAATACCTTTTAATGTACGAGCTTCTTTCATAAGAAAACAACAACCGTATTATGATATTAACGATATGCCTGTTGAGTGTTGGAATTGATATTATCAGCATCTGATTTATATATTGTATTTTGTTCATTAGTATCCTTTAAAATCGATTGATGGTCCTTTGCTATCTCTATCAGTGTTTGAACAAAACCTGACAATACCAATAATCTCTTTTCTAATACTTCTTTATCCTGTTCCAAAGTCTCTATACGTTTAGATAGTTCCTCAAGTTTGTTTCTTGCTTCTTCATCCTTAGCATTTAGGCTCCAAGGCATAACCATCTACATAATCCCCCTATTTCTTAATCTTTTTCTTTCTATGTTCTACCCAATAGAATTTAAGAGGATAGAAATCGTTGAAATGCCAATGATCTGCTTTATATTTATAGATACTATTGATTGGTTTGCGTAAAAACCTAGAACCCTTATATATAATCTGTCCACATCCAGCACAATATTGCTCTATTTGCCCCTTTATCTCTTTATCCTCATATACAGGCGATAAGTTTCCTTTCTCATCTTTAGCATAGTTTGTGATTACCTTTAATTTTAATGGCCTTGTCAATATTTTCGGATGTTCCACGCCATCGCAAAATAGTTTCTGTTCTGTCTTATTTTCTTTATTTTCTAGGTTCATCTTCCATCTCCCAAGGCAATACTAAACTTGATTTCTTGCATACTTTGCAATATTTCACCGTGTTTTGTTTTGTGATGTTATAAAACACGACAACATAATTAGAACCACAACGAGAACATTTATACTGCATAATATCATGTCTTACTCATATTGTTGTTATCCTTCTTATCCTCTAATTTGTTATCACTATCCTCTTTCATATATTTCCATATATCAAACCATTCACTGCCCTTGGTAATCCATGTGACAGGTCTGCCCGGATTTGTTTGTTCTTTATGATGTTTTCTAAGCACTTGTCGAGCGATAAGACTATTTATCCTTTCCGAAGATTGTGCAAATGTTATACCTAATGACTGTAATCGACGTTTTAATTCTGATAATGGCCAATCCCTCTCTCGTATCAATTTTAATATCTGGACATTCATTGATTCGCCCATCATGATATTACGCCATGTCCATCCATATTCAAACATTTCCTTAAGTTGTTTATCTGCCTTTATAATCAAATCTGTATCGTCATACTTGTAATTGGTCATCACATTATATCCGATTGCAAGTTTCTCGAATAATATAATTTCCGTATGTGTCATTCTGAGACTATATGCAAGATTGTCATAAGAGGAATCAAATATCAACTGACCCGGTACGTTGAAATTATCGTATAAATATCCAAATTGGTCCCTTAAGGAACTGATTTTATTGAAATCTGGAAATACTCCTCTGCTCTTTCTATAGGCTTCAACATATGCTTGTACATCTCTTTCATCAGGCGTAGCATCTATAACGAATAAACGACGAGCCATACCTGATGCTAAGTCCAATCGTTCATTTTGCGTACCTGCGTGCATCGTCATATAAGATTGGAATTCTATCTTCCCATTCTTCAGGCGTTTCTCTACTTTACCATCATCCAGCAGTTTAAGGAAAGCGACATCCAGATTGGCAGAATGCTCTTGTTTCATCGTCTGTGTCTGCGCTGCAAATTCTTCCGACCAGATGATAGCATTGTCATATTCTTCTGCCAAACCTAATATCTTTTTACCTTCCCCATCGAAAGAACCAACCAATCCTGCCTCTGTAATCATACCTACTTCTGTATTTGGATATGTTGTAGCCACGCCATTATAAGTATTGAACAATAGATTCTGATTAAAACTTTTACTGAAGCCAGGGGGGGCTATTGTGATTAAATGCAATCGAAGGTCAGGAGTTCCACCAGCGACACCATAGAACAAATTACCCTTGCCCTTGTATTTCTTGTTCCGCAGATTGGCAATATGTGACCCAATAGAGGACAAAATGAATGGGAAGTATCTTTCCACATAGAGCACGCCAACCTGTTTGAGATAGGATTGTGTCTCATCCCATAGTTGTTTAGGACTGGAATATGTTGGATTCTGTGTTATATCAATCTTCATTCCTTATCGACCGCCATACCATCATCTGTCATCAGATATAAGTTTGGTGGTATCGGCGTGTTATCAGCGTGTTATCAGGAGGAAATAATATGTTAATATCATTATACCATACCCATTTCATCCTTTCCATTCTTTCTTCTTACAATGGGTCAGGCCCATCGCCCCATGCTAATAAACCAAATATAATAATACCTATGAATAATAAGAATAATATAATAAATTCTATCTCAGACATCTATCTCACCATTATCTCATATGCGAAGTGTTCCAATGCTGATGGTTTGATACTGTTCAATTCGTATGCAATGATAGCAAATATGGGCCATTCATGGTCTGTCTGCATTAAATGGATAGGTTTGCCCAACATCAAATCGTAGACATCATATATGGCATCCTTCGGAAAATCCAAATTGTTTGTCAGAGAGTCCCACAAATCTTCCAAGAATGTGTCTTTCTTTATGTGTGCGTTCATATCATACACCATATTATTATTTAATTCGCAATATAAATCTCTTAGCGAACCAACGACCTAGGAAAACACCAGCAACAAATCCAATCATTACTTGTATTAAGAAGATATAATCAGGTGTCATCTATCATCTTATCTCCGGCCCTATGATATTATTCTCTGATTCTTCCATCGCCCGTCTGAAATCTTCCAATTGTTCTTTCCCACTCTCTGCCGTCACGATGATTATCACTAGTTCTCCATAAAACGCTTCAAACTTATTTAACATTGCTATTACATCAGGGAAATTATCAGGATGTTGTATGGCCCAGTTGATTATATTATCCATCCTCTCCATCCAATTTTTACGCCATTGCTCCAGATATTCGGACTTCTTCTCTTGCTTGACACCCTTCAAAAACGAGTCTAATTTCGCATATACATTTCCATTGATAGTATGACCATGTTCCTCGTCTTGTTCATGCTCATGAGGGAAAATACTTCCCTTCAATGCCTTGCCTCCGAATATCATAGACAATTTACTCATTTTGTATTCTTAATCTCCTGTAGTTCTTGTAGTTCTTTCTTCGGAGCGAAGAATAACTGTGCTTGACGCAACATCAATAAACATCCACATTGTTTACATTCATATCCGTTATCGGCATTCAATAATAATAAGCGATGTGGCGGACATAGTTGCACTGGTTCTAGCGTAGGTGCTGGCTTTAAATTCACTAGTTCGGGAGGCGCTTGTCTGGATTTTACTGACTTTTTCTTTGACATAATTAATTTCTCCTTTTCTTCTCTCCTTTACATATTTTTGAATGTTCTGTTATCAATATAGATAAGAGTCTTATCTTTTTATGTAATTGTTCATGTGGCCCAGTATAATATTCATTACAATCGTTACAGTATTCGCTCATATCAAAACCAAATTCCTATTACAACTAACAACGTGCCAAATAATACCCCGCCAAAGAAATTAATATTCCACCAGAATGCCGCATCTACATAAATCATCTTATGGAAAGGCAATCCTACACCCGGTCTTGGTGGTACTGGACCATTAACACGCCCTGCCTCATAAACCTGTGGTATCCAATCCTCCCAAGCCCTGTGTGCAAAATCTATACCCCAACCTCCGAAGGCAATGAGAAAACCTCCTATAACTAATAACAACGGTATCATATTTTAATCTTAATCTCCTTCTTCTATAATTTTATTCAGATGTTTACGCATTCTCCGATATGCTTTCAAATGCCATAGTTTGTTTTCGTCTGTATCCCATATTGACCCTTGAGCATCTTCTATCTCCTTATCCAATTGAGTTATGGTATCCAAAACTAAATCATCTAATTCAGAATGTACTATCTCGGATTCAATAGGTAGGATATATTGCTCTAGAAACAATGCTACATTGATAGGACCAGATGTATTAAAGTCATTGGCCTTGGTTTTTAAGTTCTTTCTTAAAATTTTTACCATTGCCTGAAAGGCATCATATGTCATATCTGAAGCATTGTCACTATCGCCTGTTTTCGACAAACCCAAGTAGCCCATCGTATCACTTCCTGTCACCAAGACCTATGTTTTTCCACTATTCTTTCGTTGCCATCATATTCATCTATTTCCCATATTATCTCATCAGGAATTTCCACTACTTCCAATCGAGCATGAGAACCCCATGATTTTTCTTTAAGAGTCTCAACGGCCTCTACAAGCAGAGGGTCGTCTCTTTGATAACCATAATATCCTTCTTCATGACCATAACCATAGAATTTTGGAAATTCATCTTTTTCTTCTGGATATTCTAATTTTAATTCTACATCTATTTCAAGCCATTTTGTTCTTTCTGGGTCACTATTGTCTGGCCATTTACTATTTTTTATTTTAAAGTCCACCAATCGTTTTCTTTCCATGTAGTCTGCTATCTCTCTTTTCGCTAATTCATGCCCACGTTCTGCCATGTATTTCGCGGCTTTTAGACTAATGGCGAAACCGCCGAAACATCTATTTACTACAATCTTGGTCATTTCTTTACCACCTGATAATGTTGTTCAGACCCATCCTCATAACATATCCAGCATTTATCGAAACCAAGTTCCCAGAATTGAGTTAACATATCCTCGGTAGGTTTCCAATCTAATTTAGTTTTTTTGAATTCAAAACTACAATCATAGTAATCAAAAGTTATATTCTCGCATGGTATGGATTCTAACATGATACCATTTTCATCAAAATCCTTAACACCTGCTATATGTAATAAAGCATCTTCCAACTCTCCTTGGAGAGCCAGTGCTGTTGCTTCTGCATCAAAAAACTTTTCGGCCATTGATTTGCCAAGGATGAAAGGTGTATCAAGCCGTTCCATTGTTTTCCTAGTAACTCTCATCTATCCGACACTCCCAACATTGACCGTTTTCAAACACATCATCATATGGATTCACAAGACAGAATGGACATAATTTATTCTTTCTTTTTCTCTGCTCTAATTTATCTACAATATTATCCAAATCTACAATATGTTGATATAAGTGTAATACCAATGTTTCCTTCCTGTCATCATATCCAAGACAATTTTCAACAGGACAGATTTCCATGTTATCACCCTATTCACATTTGTAGCATTCATCCATTTTGGTCGGATGAATGTTAGAATGCCATACTTCCCATGATTCTATTGTCTTTTCTAAATCTTTTATCATATCTACTAAGTCATCATAATCTTTTGTGTTATTTGCATATTCTTCATATTCATTTATTTGCTCTTCTAATTCTTCTACATTCTTCAATATTTGTTTTATATTATAATCCATCTGGGGCATCTATATCACCTTATTTTTCTTCTGTAGATTTTCCAGTGCCTCATTCGGTGTATTTCCTACAGCAATCCAAGGTACGAATTTTATCATATATCCAAACTCTCCGGCGGTAATATCATCAGAATGAGTACCCTCAAAGGCAAGTTCATAATGAGTCTTATGATAATGTTCTGTCTCAACTATTGTATTATCATACATATCACTATTGGCCACGGCTATCCATTTACCACCAGAGTATACACCAGTATATCTATCTTCGAATATAGATATGGGATACAATGTAGTATCTATATAATAATCATGTGGGACTGGTGGCATTAGAAATCTCCTTACTTCAATTTCCCATGTTTATATGGACGAGTCTCATTATAACGATGTTTCACTTCTAACACTTCTTCCAAATCCCATTCCATCTGCCCAAAATAATCAAATATTCTGATTAATGTATCCACCAATTCAACAGACGGGCCTTCTGGTTTGTCTTCCTTTAAATATAGATTACCACTATATATTCCATTCTCATTTAAATTAGACATCATATCGGCGTCTCTGAAACATTCAACTGCTTCGCTCACTTCAGAATGTAACAAAGCCATAATATGCAAGTCATCCCTCGGGTCATCCCACCATCCCTTAGATTTGGCCAAATTGTGAATATTCTCAACCCATTCATTCAGGGTCTTTCTCTTCTTACCCATTCTATACTACACCACCAATAAGACTAGGAATATTAGTATTATAATTATAATTTTCAACGACCAGAAATCTTCTTCTGTTCGATTATCCATTGTTCATACTCCCTTTCTGCTTGTTCATGTGCCATATCCCATTTTTTCTGAGCCCAATGCCCTTGTTTGTATCTACGACTTCCACTGCCACGACCGCGCACAGATTGACCACATCCACACAAACATATATTCGGGGTGTCTAGTTTCTTGAGAATCTGTAACTCTGGTTTAGGGGGATATAACGCAGTGCCCTTTAAAGACCCAAAGGACATGAATATTTCATTGGCTCTAGAACGAACCCAAGAAGGATATTTAGATTTACTACTCATAATATCATCACCAAATTATCTTCTACTATTTACAAATCCTTGACCCATTGGCCATCGAATGTATCTAAAAACATATGACAATCATCGCATTGTGCCATAAATGCCACATCATTCAACCATGTTATATTCTTATGGACGCATCGGGAAGAATATAATAGACCATTTGACTTCCTTATATCTGTTGTTGGTATTGCCATCATATCGTACTCCAATCATAGGGGACATCACCATATCCTGTAGCGTATTAAGTCTTTGTGCCATTGTTATTATTCGTACATTGTTATAATATTATGACCAGTACCCATTGGTATTCAAAAGCAACGAAGAACCCCAAAATGAATCCTTTATCCACCATTTTCCATCCTCTGCGAAACATGACAACCTGAAAATATTCTTATGTAGGGTGTCTATATTCACATTTCCCTGTCTAAGCAAGCAATGGTCATGCCATCCCATATCATATATTATTTTTTGATTATCATCCACGCCCAAGGCACAAATAAAAGGATATCCAGAATCATGTCTATATCTTGGATTATGGACAATCAATAGTACATAATCTATATGTATTATCATGGAAGTAAAATGCTTCTTAAATCCAGAAGGAATATGTTTTTTAGGATGGACAATATTATAAATGATATTCCATTCTTTCTTTGTTATTCCGCGTGGTTTTTGAAGTCTGCTCATTCACTTCCCCCCTCAGTATGGTAATCTCATTCCTCAATTGTGCTATCTCATCACAACGCCAATCGTGACTAATTGTAATTTTGGCGTGCTTACATATTGGACAAGTATCCCATACAGGGTCTTCAAATATATCATATATATCATTACTCATCTTCATCCTCCAACGTTTCTAAGAAAAGTTCATAATCGTTGGTATAGACAATAGGTTCTTTGTTAATGATGGCTATTGTCTGTCCCACCATGAATTTATTGAATTTCTTCTTGTTCGCTGGCGTCAACCCTTTCTCTATATCTGTCCACCGATATCCAATATCATTTACCTTTTCCATCTTCTTTCAACCTCCTTGCTATTTCACTAATCTCTTCTAAAAGTTCCAATATCCTCTTATCCTTCTCATCGATAAGTTTGCGAAGATTTTCCAATTTCTGTTCTTGGTTTTGTTTTGATTTCATTGGAATATATTGTAGTTCTGGTTCCTGTGAAACTAATGTCTTTGATGACTTTCCTGTTCTTCGATGTTTAAACCATTTCATATTAACCATCCTTTATATTCATATCCTTCGTTCTTTGCAATAACTCAGACAATGGTTCACCTATGACCAAATCCAATCTCTTCTTTTCTTCATCCCATTCTCTGATAAAGATATGCTCCCTAGTATCTGCATTAGCCAATCTGATATCTTCGACACGAAATACACGCATCTTAGAACCTAGTTCAAGTCCAAGATCGTTAGCGGCCCATTTATTAAGTGTCTCTGTGCGGATAACGAAAGAACCATCCATATCATGGACAATCCCAAGACCACCTAATACGGATTCATCGTCCCTTTTGTCATAAGTTGAGGCTTTCTGGTTGACACACAAGACGACAGGATACTTCTCCGTATTGTAGAATATCTCCTTAATCCCGAACATCATACGTTGGGCAAACACGAATGCCTGTGCTGGATAGGCTCTGATGAATTTGGTCAAAGAATCAATGACAATCAATTTGGGTTTGTCATGTTTATCGAGCCATGCTTGTATCGGATTTAATATACTCCTATCTACAAAACTCTCAATGACATTATATCCTGCTGACCCCGGTTGCAATCTATGACGGTCTATGAATGTCAAATGTGGGGTGTGCAACATCTTCCTATCCACGTTTAAATCCTGTCTGTGTTTATCGACAATTCTCATGAATTCTTTCTGTATAGATTCGTTGTACATATAAAGTACGTCGTCTTCACGAAGGGCCATGTTAATTGCTTCATAGATGGCCATTGTGGTATTATGCGTGGCAATCATATCATCAGTCAAATATAATCCATCAGGAGAATCGATAGCAATACATTGTGATTGTTCCCTTCCATCTTCAATTATAGATGAAATAAATCTCTTGGGTTGTTTTTTGAAACCATTTCCAAATATTTTACTTCTTTTTCCTCTAAAGATTTGAAGTCCTTTTGGCATTTTAATAGATAAAACATAACATGGTCTACCATATTTCATTTTTCCTTTATATATGAATTTAGGTATTTTTTTAATATTAACCCGGACTATTCCTCCAAAAGAATGAACTAAAAACATAACATCATCTTTCAATTTGGGTGATGTCGTATAAAATACTAATCCTTTTTTAGATACATAACCATCAGTATCCATTAAACCTTGGAATAACTGTAATCTCTCTTGTGGTGATGCAAGCAAATACTTATCTGGAATATATTTTTCATGTGACTTTAGACCAAATAATCTTAAATTAGATAATTGTTCTTTTAATTCATTTTTCAATCTACCGCCATTCATTGGTCCAGAAATTCGCCAATCATAACGACTAACTTGTTTAAGTTTCAAATTATCATAATCTTTAATATAAGATGATATTTCTAACAATACTTTATTATCATTTGATGATATCATAATTTGGTTTGTTATTCCTCCATCTCCAATCAAAACACCTAATAAATAAGGAGAAACTTCCAGATTTTCTGATTTCCCAAAATTTATTGGAGATGTTAATGGAATGCTCCATCTTGATTTTAAATTATATTTCAATAATTCAGATAAGGACACAGTTCGTGGTTTCCCTCTCTTTGAAAGGATAGTCCATAAATGTTCTTCTGTACATCTTGTACTACTACCATCTGAAAATTTAATTTTAAAAATAATTTTTTCTCCTTGTGGAAATATTCCAATAATTTTATGGAGATTGCCATCTATTCCAATGACTAGAGTATCCATATTTATATCTTTCATTAATTTCCAACCATTAGAAGTCAAAATTTTGGCATTCATCGGTTGTGCTTTTCCAGCCTTGGGAACGGAAACAACACTAATAACCGACCCCGGTGGATATCCCTTATTTCCCAATAATTCATTCATTCCCTTTATCGTAGATTTGATATATTTCTGTTCGAATAATGTGGCATCCTCTTTTGGCGGAATGAACGAATGGAATCCTTGGTCGTCACGGGGGGTCTGATATTTCGTAAATGTTTGCTTCTTCACTAATGTCTGCTCTTCTTCTTCATTACCCAATTTCATTTACAATCCTCCCCCTCTATAGTACCATCTTTCATATGCTTCTACATATTCAGGAAATCCTTTTCTTATTTTCTCTTTATTATAATTATCAGCCTTGGCAATAAGCCTTAATAACATGGCTCCAAACCAATCAGCCCGTGGGTTTCTAAGCACTTCCTCAACATTCTCTAAATCATATTCACTCATGTTTATCCACCATCCCATATATTTCATTGATTGATTTTATTTTCCTATGACTGCACGTTCAATAAATAAAATACGTCGTTCTAATTCTTCTAAAGCCTCGTATAATTTAGTTTCTGCTCCAACTATCCCTAATTCTACATCACCAGATAATTTTTTTACTTTTTCCATTAAATCTGATAATATTAAATCTGATAATAATACTCTTGTCATCTTAACTCCTCTCTCACCTGCATTAACATCTTCCCTAGTTTGTCCTGACCTTTCATGCCCCAATACCTATCCGATGGACTGGCCTCATGTATTATTGAGTCTCCTGTGTCTATAAGCAAGTCTCGTATATCAGGGTTCTGTGTGAACTTGGCTCTCAATCCTGTAAGCATCACATTATCTTTAATCATTTCCCAATCTGCACGAAATTCTCCTTGCTCTGAACGAAGGGAATGACCTGCTTTCATGGCCAAGAAAGGAGAGGGTGCTGAGGCAATCCACCATTTGATAAAGTCTGTTGTTGCTTTCTGCGATTGATAATAATGTTCATTGGTGGCAAATAGGAATTTTACATCGCTATCCTCATTATAATACATCTTCATTTGTTGCGCCGCCCTATAGAAATTACTCAGGAATCCATATGGTCCTTTCGTTGTATAGAATAATATCTCTTGTGGCATATTATCACTCATGGGACTGCGACTGTCTTATGTTCTGTGCAAACAAATTTATCTAAATTCCAATCATACGATTCTGCCTTTTTCATACAATACTCAAACTGACAGGTATAGTAATGGTCCTTGTGTTGAGGATATGGGCATCTTGTTTCTAATTCGACTGTTTTGACCTTGGTGATAATATGTACATTTTCATCATAAGCCATTTCAGATAGATGTTCATTAAGAAACTCACACAACGTTGGGCCTCTACCATCACCCCATTTTGGTAAATTTTTCAATAAATCAGTTTCAGCCAATAACTCAGATGGCACAATGATTATAATATCACTCATCAATAATCCCTTCTCTCTATATTCAATATTTTGAATACTCCATTTGGTCTGTATTCTGCTACCCCGGAAATCCATTCATCACCAGCAGGACTATCATAAGTCTGAATATGGAATTGATATGTGTAATCGTTATTTGACATTTCCTCCATCTTGATTTTTTCTATATGTTCCTTATATTGATAAGAAGTCTTTTTATATTCTTCCCTATCCATCAACAGATAACGCAATATCGCTCTCCTAATGATTATATCGTCAGTTTTAGATTGATTATACTGTACTGATAGATTTATCTTAGTATGACAAGTAGGACAGGTGATTTGTGATTCAATCATAATTTCAATCCCTTACGTGCTTCCTTTCTTTTACGTAAAAATTCAGCCGCCAACGGAAAATTACGTTGAAGGGCTTCAATCATGTTATCTTGTTCTTTTATCAAGGCATCACAGACAGGGCAATGTATATTTTCTATAGTAGTCATTGTATCACTTCTTAGATAAATATCTGCTCATCGTTGTCAGGTTCATTAAATCCTGATGCATTTCTACAATCTCATTTAATCTGTTGAGACAATGTTTGCATATACGTTTACAGTCCTGTGAAGATAATCTATGGTAATCCACACCTATAATATCTATCCTCTTTTTATGACGATAACATAGGGATACCCACTTATAGTCCTCACCAACTCTTAATTGTCCTTTAATTTGTTGTTGTTTCCAATGTTTACCTTTCTCAGAACTTATATTAATTATACTATAGACAGTATGAGTCCTATTTCTAAATGGTTTGATAAATAAATGGAAACTATATCTATTACGTCCATAACGCCAATAAGGTTCATCATAAATTATCTTACTCATTTTAATTATCATTTGAATTCTCTCCCGCAGTTCCAACACGTAATTTTAAATGCCATCGGGTGTTTCTTGTCATTCAAATGACCAGCCTTTACCGCATACAAACGACCAAGAGGAACATATGTATAACAATCTGCCTTGTTTAATTGCACATCTGTTTTGGATTGGGCATCTTTGAAACATTTATCCGTACATTCGAAAGTTGATATACCATAGTTGGCCTCCAGATAATGATAAACACATAGCCATTCCCATGTAGAATGGATACGATGATAATTTCCTTTATTTTGAGGACATTTCTTTTTCTTGTCTGATGTCCCATAACACCATAATCTGCTTTTCATCATTGTGAAACGACTATTCGATTCTTTGATACATGGAAAATATTTGCTACCATATCCATGCATATGGCATTTTATCTTCTTTGGGTGTTCCCATCTTGTTGACATATTATTCACCTTTAATTATGCAAATCTACATTCACCAGATAATACTCTATATCAGATGCATAAATAGGTGTTTTAATGATATCATTTATTCTTGTTGGCCATTGACTCAAATGATGAGTATTTTGTTCTATATCATAAAAATAAGAATAACTGTTATATCTATCCTTTAATAAATTATTAGAAATTTTACGATAATATCTTATCATTCCCTTTGCATGTTTGGATTCTTCATGTTCTTCAAAAATCTTTTTCTTATACGCCTGAATTTCTATAAGACATCTACCTATTTCCATTTGCATTGAATTATTCGAGATTTTTATTAAATCCCATATCTTATGTTTATTCGCCTCAACCACTGGAAGGACTTCAGTATCATATGGTTCCTTATTCACTTTATCAAGAAATTCGTAATTAAGGCGTATAGGGTCTAATCCACCTACAGTTTTCTGACGATAGAAACCCTTCTCATCCACAATTTTTTCTTGTAATTGTTTACCTTCGTCCGTATTCCAAGCCCATGCAAAACGACCACCAAATTGGTACCAATCCCAAACGCGCTCATGTTTTGGGTCATTACCTCGGTCGCTGTAATAGGGTTCCAAGAACTTCTGTATTTTTTCTATGGAGTCTTTCTTATCCTTGGCCCTGATTAACAATATATGATTGAAATGCATATTAACTATCCCCCCTCTATTAATTTAACCATAGTTGCTACTGAATTACTAATATCCTGATATTCTCCTCCATTACTAACTTTATCATATAATCCACAAAAACGTGGGTCATCCTTTTTTTCATCGTCGTAATAATCTCCAACGATGACTATTCTATCACCAGCCCAAGAACCTATTAATGGATTGTTAGATGGATAATCACCGCCACCACGACCATTACCTTTGGCCAATAGTAACGTCAATGCTGTCAATGTGCCTTGCGATGAACAACCAAACTCCAATAGTTTAAGACCATCACCAAATTTATGCGGGTGGAGATATTCTTTTTTATCTAGATTGACAATCTTGTAATATTGACCCATTTAATCACTTTCCTCTTCGAAAACCAACAGGATGCAGAAATGTCCATTGTCGCTATTATCACCATCATTTGCCGTGGCTCCAAAATAGTAGGATGATTCACAACGCCCAGTTTCATTATATTCATTTGCTTTCCATATCCCCTGTTTTGTAAGCCACCGAACAAAATCAACCATTACCGTATTTGGTTCCAATCTACCTAATGGATAAAGTTCCTTTACTTTTCCTGCATTTATGTCTTTCTTTAATTCCCTGACATATTTCTCTGCCAATTTAGGGAATTCCTTACCTCCCCAATGGTTGAACAGAGCCACACTTTCCTCAGTGCCATTCACAAATGATATACTTACACGGTCGCCCATTGTTATATCACCTTCTTTCTTTCTCTTTCCTTATCTTATCACCAGATGCTTCCCATCTTGGTAATGCACTCGATGGTACATCATTACATTCAGTAGTTTGTTTACATATTTCACATAGCCCATATGATTTCAAGATAGAATCAGGCCAGTTTCTTTTATTGGCGCATTTATCACAATAAAACATAATAATCAATCACTCATTTTCTTCTATTAAAAGAAAAGAGGAGGACAAACGACACAATTATACCAAGGACAAACGGAGCGATTTCCTCCACTGTGGTCCCTTTAGAATATTTCAACACATATAACATTGCATATAATATAAATAACATTAACAATATATTGCATAGTATGCTTGCACTAGTCCACATTATATCCCTAATCTGTCTGAATATTTCTTTCACCGTCATCTCTTTATCTCCTTTATAACTTTTCTTCATCAAGACCCCATTGATTTTTTATTATCTCATTTATCTCGTTAACAATATCACCGAGTCCACTTTCGAAACTCACTATAATATCATGTATATATATCCGAGTATTATTATCAATAAATTTATTTCTTTGTAAAATGGTAGATAGTTGTTCTATATGTACTCGCATACTATTCATCAATCCTAGACATGTATTCAGTTGATTGAATTCTCGTTCATTCTCCAATAAAATCACCTATAAAATCCATCAGTTCGTCTCTACTTGATGTTATCTTGCCATCGTTCATCTTTATTTTCTTATCACATTTCCACAGATGATTCAATATTGAAAATATATCATCTGATATTGTTAGATTGCAGGCATTACATTTCATCATTTCACCTTCTTCAAGAAAGAAAGTAGCCTATTATTTCCCCATTCTGCCAATTCTGTCATCGTGGATAATGTTAATAATTTTGTTCTTTTTTCATTAGTCACTTTTATTGCTCTTGTAATATTTATGGTATTGACAGGATATACAAGATTTTGGTCATTATCGAAAATAGGGTTATAATTGGAATCGGCGTTTAGAGATTTCCATGTCTCTATTGTCTTGCCTTTCTTATCCATACGAACCCAAGTTATTATTGACGTTTCCAATGGTATGTTCAATTCAAATTTTTCAATAAAAGAATTTAATTTGCTATAAGTATCCAATTGACTATTTACATACTTAATGTATTTCGTGGCTTTTTCTTTGGTAGAAAATAGTGCTACAATCGCATAATCACTATATTCGCCCCGTGAAACTACATACACCATTGTCAATGGTTCACACCCTCTAATATTATAAGGTCAGAAAAAAATATCCACACCGGGACGGAAGGAGGAGGGTGGCAAGAAAATGCGTGGGCAATTCTTGTTATTCCGCCCGGTGTGAATGACCAATTTGGTCAATGTAAGGTTGTTCAGGTGAATGCTGCTTTTTGCAACTTCTCCTGTAATTTCTGTGGAGTCTTCGTTACATCAACAATCCATCCACCATTTTTGATTGTCAATGTTATTCCTTGGCTACCATCACGCTTCTCGAACGTAAAGATACGACCATTCGCCAAGACTAACATATGATACAGGTTTTGGGCCACTTCCTGATATTCGTCCAGCCAATCCTGTACACCGAACAAATCTGGAAGATTCTTGTCCAATGCGATGCGGAACCGCGTACCTTCCAAATCTTCTATCTCGGCACTAATCCAGCGTCGGTCATTCTCCTTATCTTCTCCGACATTCACATCGACAATCTCACCGAGCACCGTAAAATATCTGTTTTTATTGCCCGTTTTGGAGATTTCCACGGCTTGGTTGAATGTCGATAATTCCATAAGACCAACATCAATCGTTTCATCCGTTTTGAATGACGTATCATTCGTGGTCCTATACGATGACGTATCGTTGGAAATAATCATAGTCTTTTGTAGATTTGTCCATCGAACGCCACTTAGATGCGGAGGTTCTTCCGGGAGATTATCTGCAAAATCGAGGTCATGTAGATATATCCTACGATTCTTTCCATTCGCGTCCAAGACACGGAACCATACCGACGTTATTGTATTTGTCTTACGGTCTGTCTTTACGGCCTTCCCTAAATATGCTCCCTCCAATGTTACTCCCTTTTCCGTGAGTTTGTTCAGAGAGTTCAGGGCTCCAAGTCTTGTCTTAGAAACTGATACGGCATTCTTCAATTTGCTATCAAAATCAGTTCCATAGTAGTCTTTCAGTTTGCCTTCCAAGTCAGATACGGTATTCCTATAGGGTGTCATCTTGTCTTGCACCGTTCTTAGAGAAGCAACCATCTTATATAAACGTTGAGTTTTCTATCTGGACAACAGGGAACACAAACAATCATTCATGGTCGATTTCGTCCCATTGAGGAGTCTCAGTGTTTTCTATAAGATGCTCTAGACGCTCCACAACATCGTCTAAGGAGGTTGTAACAGAAGGGATAGTAATCAAGAGCAACCAATCTTTAATCCACTTCCCGCTACGTCTTATTGCAACATGAGGCCGCAGGGGGTCTGGATATGATAGATGATAGAATTCGATTATACAGTTTCCTCCCCCTCTCTCTTTTTATCCACAACTCGTACTTCATTGATGATTCCCCCATTATGTATGTTGAAAGAGAATGTATAATCTAATTCTACTACACGGTCGAATAACATTCGTAACTTATCTGGTCGCTCAAATACAAAAGAAAATCCTTCCCATACTCTTTGGGAACCATCTACATTTTTGGCATATACAGACAATTGCTTAGATACCGTGCGTTTCAAAATTTCAAATGCTATTGTCTTAGGGCCATTGAACGAAAATCTCTTATTATCGATGTTTGTAAGAATGACAAAACTGACACGCTCACCCATCATATCTATCTTTTCTATTTTGCCAATGTATATACCTGGTATAAGGTCACGTATTCTATATCGTTGTACTACGAATGGATTATCAATAAGAGCAGGACATATGGGAACCGAGATATCATGTACAGTATCACTCATCGCAATAGGCATAGAACATGAACATATCTTCTTTTCTGCTGGATATACATATGGACATAATTCCGGTTCTTCAAAATTCTCCCATAAAATATCATCTCTGTCCTTTTCCTTTTTATGCGCCTGTTGTATATGTTTTCGCATGGCCTCTTCAGACCATTTTATTGAATGACAACGAGAACATCTCCATTTTAAGATAGGAATTTTCTTGGTCATTATAGTCCATTACTATACATTGGACCATATTTATATACCTTTGTATTTATTCTAATAAACAACAAACCCTAAGAAACGTGCGAATTGGAGACAAGTATCACAATATTTGGCTATTTCTTTCGCTTCCTCGAAGGGACAAGAGCCATAATGATAATGCGTTATTTGGTTTATTTTGTAATGTGTCAAGAAATTATAAGGGGATTCATCCTCGCTTGCCCCGCATATAAAACATATTCCATGAGGATTCATTTAAACAACCACTTATAAAAATTATGACATTCTTCACATATGGCCATAACATTATATTTATATCCTATATTTTTTAAAAGCCAGCAACTAATTTCTATGTAATACTTATTCTTATCGTAAGAAATTATACTATCGCGCTCTCTGTATACTGAAGATATTTTTTCTAATGGGTGGATATGATAATTATAATTAAGATAATGTCCTACGATAAGATATTCGGCGGGATTTTCCTTACAATGATGACATACTTCATATTTCTCTCTTTTCAATCTCACCATACTCATCCTCACAAACAACACGACGAATGCCAGCCATCCTTAATGCATAAAAACAGAACATACAAGGACGGGATAAACCACCCTTCATCCTAAATATATAAGCAGTAGAACCCTTTGCATTCCCATTGGCCCTATTCAGAGCGTCTATCTCACTATGGACCGTTCGTTCTTTGACAGCCAAACGGTTCTTTTCCTTATTCCAACCGACACTAATAGCCCGCCCCTTCTTTACAATGATACACCCTGTCCTCCTGCCCTTCTTGGGGTAGTCAGATAAAGAAGCAATGGACTGAGCCAATGATATCCAATCACGGGTCATTCATATAACCATCCATATATCCGTATATTCATCCCTGATAAGATGATTTTTTCATGATTATTCCATACCATAATATTCAATACTATCCTCAACTTCTTCCCTTACTTGGTCAATATTCTTAAACATGGTTGTATTGAAACTTAATGTCATCAAGATATCTCTTTTCTCCATCGTCTCAGGGTCGATGACTTCCACGATAATATGATAGTCCTTATACTTTGTACTCATTTATTATACACCGTCCTGTAAACAACAATTCAAAAAATATTATCCTTATACACTCTTCACATAAGAAAGTCAATTGATGGTCAGGAGTAGCCATACAAGCACGGTTATACATATTCACTGATTTCAAAAATTCCCCAAACACAGATGCAATCAAATAATTACTAAATTGATATTTAATGTCATTCATATGAATTATCACATTTGTTATAGAATTACACTGAAAACATAATCCATTTCCTTCGGGATAAGCAGATATAAACGTTTTCATTTTAATCACAATGATATGATGTACAGAAACTTGATACTGGTTTCTTATGTTGATGCCAGTGTGTCCATTTAATTACCTTGCCGCCAGTACGTTCTATATTCTTTATTGCCGTGGCACATTCAATACAAACAATATCCATCAAATCATCTCAATGAATATATAATTGTATAAATCAGCCATTCGTACAACTGTCCGTAAACATTTCTTGCACCAATGCGCCTTCGTTTCATCAAACATTTTACGATTGAATTCGTTTAAACTCCTGTTACGAGAATAAGCAGATATACGCGAGATATAATTATGAGAACCACATAATGTTCCACTTTTACTATTGTTTACAAATTTATTATCTATTAATTCGTCATATGTTCTTTCTCGCAGAGAAAAAGAGATATGATACACTGGGGTTATAGTAGACGTTGCGATATAAATCATAAATTTCATTTCATGTCACCCGTCACCTGTTATCAATTTAACACCATCTGCACCCAAAAAATGAATATAAAAACATACTATCTGAAAACATTCATCACATAAACTAATTAAATGACTCTTTTGATGGGTACAAAATCTTTTTTCTACTACACAACGTCTTTGTAATTCATCGATACTTATTCTTACAATGTTTTGAGGAATCCAATTCTTTATGTCAGAAATATGGTACAAATTACTTTCCTTATTATTGCAATGTTTGCAAATAGGAGGAGACATTATTTAAAACTCCTCTTCAATAACCATTCCTTGTAAAATTCAGGAGCCCCACCGATAACAGCACGTTCCATCTTAGGCCAGAAATAATCAAATAATTCTTGCATGATGGCTTCTTTCTCTTCCTTCAATATATCTTCTTTGATTTCTTTCAGGAGATTTCCAATATCCTTGGGGTCGTATTCTAATTCTCCACGTTCTTCTAAATGCTGTATGGCTTTTTTCCATCGTGCTTCTGTCCTATATGATAAGATAAGTTTTTGTAGGATATCCCCTTGTGTTGGATTCTTCTCGCGCCAATCCTTCTGTTGGACTTCTTTGAATCGTTCACTTACGAATTTCCCTATCGCTACCTTCTTCTCACTGGTAATCATAGTATAATTCTTGACCACCACGCCTTCTAATTTGGTCCCCTCTAATACAGATTCCTGCTCCAAGAATGAAAGCAATTCATTGGGAGTATCTATCTTACCAATAAAGAGGATAGGGACACATTCCAAACCAATACGGTCTGCCTCATTATATTTCTGGTCCGGTGTCATGTATTGTTCTAAACCCGTGGATATATCAAATATGATTAAATGGTCCCTTGGAACCCTACTATATTTCAATGTCCCATGTTCAGGAGTTTTCAGATATTCAGCACGATAGATATAACCCGGTTTGAACAAACCCTGTGCATATTTCTGTTTAATGACATTCACGGCTTCTTGAAACATTTTGTCCGGGGCATCTAATATTATTTGTTTCCCCTTGGACCGTGCTTGTAATTCGTTATCTGTGACAGACCAACTGAATTGCGATCCATCAATTTTTTCTTCTATTACAACATCACTCTTGAAAATATCCAATACCTGCTTATGACCCAATGCGAACACAGATGGGTAACTATATATCATGGCAATCCCCCTTCTTCAAATTCCCGAATACGCCAAGCATCAATCTGTCCATAATCTTTTTTCATTTGTTTTTTATACAATCCACATTTTATACATTTAACATAGATAATATCTCTAATACCTGTCTTAAACCCATATTGAGTAGATTTCAACTTTATTTCTATATTTTGCTCAGTTTTATATTGAGTCCATTTATGAAATAGACACATTTAGACACCTTCATTAATTAGATATGTTCTTCCGATATGTTTTTTTATTTCTTCAATACTTTGAGCAGGATTAGTTCCGCTTTCTCTGGAATAAAATAAAAGCACATAAAATAATATTTTTTGTAAATCTTCCTCATTTTCTATCTTTACTGTGTTATCATTTTTATCGTCTCTGAGTTGTGAATGTAGTTTATATCCTTGATTATGTTTGTCTCCATTACAATAATAACAATAATATGGTCCAGAATCATAATCTTTTGAATCTTCTATATCCTCGGCCCTTAGATGAAACCAAATAGGAAATTTAATTTTGGTATTCACTTAAAAACCTCTGATAATATATATTCAGTACTCTGACAATGTGCCACTCGTTCATGCATTGATTTATAATCATTGATAATGAACATCTGAAATAGAATATTCATAAGGTCTTCATATATAGTAATTTTATATGTTTTAATTATATCAGATGGGTGTGAAAGATGTTCTTTATAAAATTTCATTGGCTGTCCCTTATCATTGGTAAATATATCTCCATAATTACATATATAACAATAAAATATCCTAGGACTACCACCATTATATGTTATACCATCCTTCATGACCTCATGAAAGACAACTACCCTGTTTAGTTCATTGACCATGATAACCATTTATCCTTTTTCTGTACGATGAATTCACAAAAGACTCTAATTTCTTCCCTGCTTTGTTATCTTTCCGGCCAACCCATGATAATGTATAATCAATATGTGCTAAAAGAGCAAGTGCTGTTTTCCTGCGTTCTCTCAATGCAGGACTATTTGTTTTATAAGTGCCCTTTATCTGATTAACAATGGTCTGTGAATCCCCGATAATTTCATATTCCTTATCATTGAAATAAAGTTGGTGTTGTACATATTCCAGTGCCTTAATCAAGGCATCATATTCTGCCTGATTGGAAGAATGAGCCTCAGAGAGAAATATATGCTCTTGTTCTAAGTTATTTTCTTCAATGATATAACATCCATATGTCTTGCGTTTTTCTATATCCTTTATATGATTGTTTATACAAGCACCATCGAACCATATCTTCACTTTCTTTTCCTTATCCATATTACATTACCATCCAACCATATTTTCTGAATTTTATATAATGGTATTCTACCTCTATCTGTCGTAAAGTAACGACGTTCAACATCTCTGATAGTATTACCTTCTATATTCTTAAAGCCGATGATTAATGTTCTATCAGAACAATCTATTTTCACTCTGGCAAAATCTATGTTCAATCCCCATTTCAGGAAATTGAGGACTTCCCGAGCAGTTTTCATAAAACCACCTTTAAATCTTGAATAATATCTTCTATTGCTTCCATTTTAGTATCTGATAATTGCAGACAGATATTATAAGGATATGGATAGTGCATAAATCTATGTTTTAAACATGTATTACATAATTTACATTGGTGATATAATTTAGTAAAATTATCTGCTCGATAATACGCATCCTCGTCATTACTAAATTGATAGTCATTATTTGTATGTAAAACACCTACTTTTATATAAGAATATGCTGTATGTTTCTTGCAATCATCACAAACGAATTTATTATTAATAGAGCCGAGCCATATTTCTTTATATTTATTGTCATCTCCATAATCAATAGAAGTCTTATTATACAATACACCCTTATATTTAAACATCGAAACACCTTAGAATGTCAATTTTATCATATTCATTAAATCTATTATATTGGTGATGCCATCTATTGATAATGGTATTTCATACGTAATATTATATAATTTAAAGTCTTCATCATCAAAAGCAAAACATAGACAATCTTTACATATGGAATATGTTTTAGGCGCTCTATTGTTTACCATCCAAAGTAAATTATTATCCTTTCTTACTTTTTTTACTAAGAAGTGATAGGTATGTGAATTTTTGGATTTACATTCTCCACATACATAGTTTTTATTCTTTGAACGTAACCAGAATTGTGTACTTTCTTCATATTCATCTATATAATTATCATCGGTCTTTTTATCCATAATCAATGTATTGTATAATATGTTATTATATTTCAACATGATTAAAACTCCTCTCGAAATTCTGTATCATCCACTGTGAATTCCGCTCCTACGATACAAGATTCAGAACATAGATGTGCCCATTTACCTTTTATCATTTTAGCAAATTGCACGGTGTTTTCATGACAGACAGGACATAATTCACCTTTATCTACGAAACAACCACATTCTAATAACAACTCTTCTGTCATGATTTGTCTCCTCTAAAGATAGTATCACGCAGAACAATTAAATCATCCAATTCGCCTTTGCTTTCTATAACCATTAACGCAGAGAGACAAGAATAATCATCACATAAAAACAAACTATTGTTCATCATCTTATCAATTTCTTCTCTTGTTAATATGTCTTGGTTTTTAGGATAAATCTGGCAATTAGAAACATGATATAGATGCCAATGCGTCTTATAATTTATTTTATCAATCCTCGGCTCCCGTTTAATCTTATGATACTGTGCACCGTTCTTCTGACAGAAGGAACATAGGATATTATCTATGTAGACCATTTATAACATCTCCTTCAATCTCAAACTATATTGTGGTTCATCTAATATCAACACAGAGGAAAGACATACTTCATTATTGCATACAAAAATAGATATATCTTCTATTTTATTTTTTTTTAATAATAACTCTACTGTTTCTTCGTTATTATCATTATTCTTCCATGTACGATTATTAAAAATACAAAATTTAAAATCATGCCACAATAAAGTATAATGTATAGAGTCGTTCCAGCGCCTAGTAAATCTATGATAGGATGGTTTATTTATACCACATACCATACACTTTATATCTATCATCAAACATCAAACACCGTCTGTTATTCTCTCTACAAACGAGATATCGAAGACATTCTCATGTAATACGTCAAACTGATGTATTTTCGTTGTAAGGTCTGTCTTGGCATTAGACCATATTCGGTTACATAATAAAGCATATGTATGATAAAGAGACAAAGAATCTGTAGAAATATTATCAAATAGTTTATCAGGTAGATTCTTCTTCAATATCTCCTCATGTTTCTTATTATATATCACTTTGGTTAATACGCTCAAACTTGGAATCAGATTATAATCAGCGCCAAGTAGAGTTTGGGCCACTATTACCAATTTATCTACAGAAGTCTCCAAGGATTTCATATGCTTAGATACATAGAGGGACAAATCCTTGTAATAACGTTGGGGTAGAACGACATAAATCCCTCCAATGGTCATAAATGTCCTCATTCCGAACTTAAGGGAACCATCTATGGAATTATACATTGTAAGACCATGACTGACTTTATCACCACCGACTTCTCCAACATCATCATTCATTTTAACCATGACATACATTTGAGTATCATTGTCCTTGGAATAAAAGGTGTCTAATATCGTGCCACCTATCTTATCACTTAGACGTTCAATGACCTCATGGGCTTTTTCATTGGGAAATAATTTGTACCGGGTGCTTTGGACAGTAACTAATTTTCCATGCTTAAAAATGCCCATGTAGCGCGTGTCAGAGCCATTGTAGTTGAGAGTCCCTTCTTCATAACCCAAAGATTCCCACGGGGAGAATCGTCGTATGAATGTTGCTGTTCCAATATCATCGGTCATTCTATCTTCCACTCCTTTATTCCTTGTTTACTAAAAACCCTAGTTATAGTATCAATATAGGATTGGATTTCTTCATCGGCTCTTTTCGTTACTAGTGCATCTTGCATTTTATTGAGGGCTTCAACCTGCCAATCCTCGGGACTATCTTCTGGATCGAGATATTCTAAACCTAATCTTATTACTTCGGCTACAAAATCTGCTTGCTCATCCGTCAATTCTAACTTGATTTCCATATTATATCTCCAATGTACATAATGATACATCAATTAGTATTGATTAATATAATAATCTATAAAAAAATAAAAAGAGGAAGTCCATTACTGGATTTCCTCAATCTCGGACAATTCCAGCATATTTGGCCAGAATGACCTTACAGCGATTGTCTGCATACCGACCTTGACGAGATATGTTGTCTCGGTATTCAAATACTCAAGGTTCAGGGAAACAGCCAACGACTTCTGTTTTTCCGTTTCTTGATACTCCGCCCGAAACGAGGATAGCAGGTCCATTGCCGGAATTGGCGTATTCTGGACAATCGCCTGATTCGAGATATTCCTCGTTTCAGGTGTCGTCTTAGATGTCAAGTCGGAAAAGACCTGTTCCGTTGTTTTCGGTGCTTTCACACGAACCCCAGTGTGATTGTGCCGATGGCCACCCAAAGCGAAACGAGCATTCTTCGTTGTTTTATATTTCGCTTCCGATGTCCAGCCGCATTCACACTTCGCCGCATATTTCTTTACTTCTGGTGCGTATATCACGTTTCTCATGTCGTTCCTTCCTTTTTACAGATTAAATTCCTTCACTAATCTATTGTATACATCGATATTTACTGTGAAAAATATTTCACCATAAACATTATCTTGATAATAATTTATACTATTAATATGTAATAATATTAAGATATTAGTCAACACTGGAGTTGAAATATTCTTAATACAATATCCATGTTTTTGAGTGATATCTTTATCTCTCTCATCTTCTTTTTTACATGGACACCATAGACAATGATTTATAAAAGAATTGGTAAACCAAAGATGATGAATCAAGTCATTTTCCATTTCCATTTCCATTCTCCTTATATTCGATACGGATGATATCTCCAAATGGCGGATCATCTTTGGCCTGAAAGTTGCCAGCATAAATCCATAATGTCTTGAAATCCCCGATATCCTCTTCGTTTGGAAATGTACCCTGTCCATCCGTGAAATATAGAAAAGCCTTACAATTTGGTGCGTTTTCCAAGGCCCATTCAAACGCAGGACAGAAATCAGTCCCACCATATCCCTTTCTTTTTGACAGGGTTTCTAATATATCTGCGGTACTCGTCGTTGTGATTGTATGCTTAACATCAGCATCGCTTGAGATAATCGTAAAACGTACCCGATTGAAGGCCCGAGCAATGGCAAATAACTCATTGAGGAAATCAATGTAAAGAGTATCATCCACCGAACCTGAGACATCTATCGACACGATTATCTCTAATTCCTCACGTAGGATAGAAGGTAAATAAGCCCCAACTCCAGCCGATTTCTTGGAAGGCTTAGACCATGTGAAATCCTGTGGAACGGATTGCTGTATGAAACGATACAGATATCTGCGCCAATCCACTTTCTCAGGAGCTAACTTAATATCCACTAATTTTTCCAAAGAACCAGATAATTTACCTTGCCTATGTGCTAATTCTGCCGCATTCAATACGGCCTCATTCCATTCCTCTTTCAATTGTTTCAATTCATTTTCAAATTCCTTGACTTCCTTACCAATCTCTGAATCCTTCGAACCGCTAAATCTATCCTTATCGCTCTTAAAATCCCCTTCGCCCATAGCCTCGTTCTTTTCTTGTTCTGTTTCACCATCGGCATTTGTGAATCCACCACACCCACCGTATATTTCCAATAACTTTTGATGACTTAACAAATCCCTATAAATCTCTTCACTTGACATTCCCTTATATTTCACAAGTTCTTTTATTCTTGATGTTATCGATTTATCACTGACATTGAATCCATTCTCCAACAGAATATCATTAATCACCATATCCGTGGCAATATTCCAGCATTTTCTCTTTACTGTCTCAGGCTTTGCTTTGAATCTCTTATCGTGAGAAAAGGCCAGATGCATAGTTTCATGCGCTACAACACATTCCAATTCATCATCTTTCAATGAGGCAACGAAATCATCATCATAGAACAAATGACCTTGATAATCTACACACATTGTCGGCTGAATGCCTAATTTATTTGCTTCAGCCGTTATAGATTTTGGCATTTTTGTTAGAGACAGGCGTAAAGATAGGTATCCAAAGAACGGTTGTTTTTCCAGTAATTTCGCTCTCGCCTTCCTAACTCTTTCTTCCGGTGTGAACTTTGTAGATAATATAGACATATCCATTCTCTCCTTTATTATAAAAAATATAGATTGGATGAATAGGTTAACTACTCATCCATTCTAGATATATTTCGCATATTTCAGACCTATTTCTCTATCTACCTTGACGATATCCCACATCTGTTCCCTAAATTCTGCTCCACCAAATACCTTCAAGAGATTCAACAATAGCATACCGTATTCAGGTTCAATATCCTTGCTGAATTTCATGACTTTCTTCAACTTATCCACTTTTTTATTATACCATTCAGACATTGCTGTAATCACAGCATACTTCTCATCGGGCTTTAGTTTGTTGAAGTCTTGGTCGCCGTTGACAATATCATCAATCTTATATTTGTTCAACGACTTGCAAAACTGCTCAAACATATGTCCAACGGCTTTCCCTACAACAGCCTTTGCAAACCATACGTCTTTCTGCCCCAAAATCAAATGAGACAGTTTTTCCCAAGAACGTGGTGTCGCAAACGCCATATCAGATTTGTTCTTCGGGTCGAATTGATTCAGTTTAGTAGGTTGCCACCCCAAAAACCCAACAATCCTGAAATCAATACTATTCGGGATTGCAAAGTTCTGTATCCATTCTTCCGTATGCTCTGGTGTCTCGGGAGCCGTCAATAGATAATGAGCATATCTATTCCCTAATGTGGCTTCCATATCAAAGACATTAACCCTATCCTCTACCCTATTCCCTGCGGCTATGACCAGCCAGCCATCCGGTAGAATGGCATTTGCTATATGCCTTCCATGCAAAAGCGGATAGAAAGACGAACGGACTAAATCAGGGGCTCTGTTAAATTCATCCAAGAAATAGATTCCCTGACCAACTCTTGGGAAATCATCAGGGACGAGCCATTTCGTATAACCCTCTACCGGGAATGGAATCCCCTTGATATCCGAAGGGTCGAATTGTGCCGCATTGACAGTTCTGACCACAAATTTCTTCGTATGTCCAGCGAAATCCCTTGGGTCTGTCGAATATTCCCAGTTATTTTCTTTCGCAATCGTCCTTCCAGCCGCCTTTACTGCATCCGTTTTCCCAATACCCGGAGCCCCCCAAATAAACATGGGGACGCTCTTTGCACGAATCTCGTAATGGCGTCTTATTGCTTCCAATAGTTTTTCATGGTTTACTTCTAACACTTTACTCACCTTTGTTCGTTTGTTCCTGTTTCGCTTTTGCCAGTATTTCCAATTGTTCTATCTGTTTCTTTGTTTCTTCCTTGAATTTATCAAAGGCATACGGGATGAACTCCCTGATAATCTGCTCGTTCAATGATAATATCTTTTCTTTGGCATCATGATATAGAGTATAATAATCTCTTGGTTTATTTATATTCCTATGTTCATCCAAGAGATGCAAAAATTCACTAATATTGTTTTTATTATAATAAAACATAAAACTAATAATATCCTGTTCTATTATCTTAGATAGTTTATCCATTTCACTATGAATACTCTTAGATAAGAGTTTTGCCTTGTAAAATTGCTCATCATTTTCCTTTAATAATGGATTGTAGTCATCAGACATAGAATATAAATTTCTATCTAAATGAGATACCAAATATGTATTTAACTTATAGAGACTCTCTTCAACAGATTTTTCAAAATCAATCAAATCTTTTGTTTTAAATATTATTCGAATAGATTTTCTTCTTCGATAGCTATCGTTTTCATATGGTAAGTTATTGTCTTTACATGTTTTAACAATCGCTTCACGCAATACATCAATTTGTCGTTTTTCACCGCCGCTATCTTCATCATTTATGAATGTATCCTTGAATACGAATAAACGTAATACATTCTCAGCCGTTTCCATTAAATAAATATTTTTATGACCATCATTACAAGTACCAAATGCTGCATAATATTTCTCTACTAACATGGCCTCTACATCTGCCTTACATGACTGGCATTTACTCATTATTCGCTTATATGGCTTTCTTCCCTTTGGCATTTATTGAACACCCCACTTTCTCTCAAATCTGGGATTCTTTACCCTCTTGGAATGTGGTTCCCATAATCCTAATGACATTGTTATCTCCTTTTTTCTATTGGAATGAAGAGGACCAAAATGTCTTTCTATTTTAGAGAATGCCTCTCGCTCTTGGCCCCATAAATAATAAATAATAATAGGTTGACAATCTTTATAACGTCCATTCCATCTTGAAGCCCGTCCAGCAAAACGTACACGCCGTATCATACCATTGATAGACTTGTTCTTCCTTATATCCGCGAATTGCATAGAGAAGTTAGTATTTTGCAACTCATCCCTGATTTCATGTACGAACAATGGACCCTTTTCAGATAAAAGGGTTAACATGAATTTACTTTTTGGGGTCATTCGTCCTACCATATAATCACATCGCCATATGTTTTTCCATATTGTTACAGAATAGACCGCAAGAACGACATAAGAACATAGATTCAGATTCTACAATATCTATGAAATCCTCATAGTCAATATCCCTGATATCAGTCTGAGATAAAGAAACAGGCGTTACATCCTCGCTGACACAATGACATTTAATATATAGTGGGATATCAGTCATCTTGATTCTCCTTCTTCGTTTCTTCTTCTTCTAACATAGTCTTGAATTTCTCGACCGCATCATCAATACCCTCAGCCTTAATCCTCTGCGGCTCAGGTTCTACTTTGACATAGAAACCTTTGTTATCCTCCAATTCCTTATAATCTAAGATTTCAAAATATTCAATAGCCTCCGTAGAGAATATTGTATCGGGCTCATCACATTCGGGATTCAGACATAGATATATGTCGCCATAATATTCGTGCTTCAATGTCATATCTTCCTTACATTGCAGGCATTTCATTTTAATTTCATACCTCCAGACGTATAATTGGCAATGAACCAACATTCATCACAGAATACATTTTCTTCTTCATTCACATCTAATTCTTCCACTATTTTTTTTGTATGTTTATATTTATAGAAAGTACAACGAGCATTAGTTAAAATATCGCAAGGTTGGTAGTCATTTAGATTTATTAGCGCAGTTTCATCTATCTTAATCAAAGCATTAAACGACAATAAAAAGTGTTTCGTTGCCAATGTATTATTACAATGGCTACAAAAAACCATCTTATCCCTCTAAGAATACTTTCATTATGCAGTTTGCATCTCCGCAAGTAATGACACCAAAGTCCCTCGTCAATTTAGCTAATTCCATTTCATCATCCCGATGTATTTCGTTGGTACATACATAACAATGTGCTGTGAATTGATGCCATTTATCAGGGATACCATAATCATGATAATGGACTCCTTTCATATCTTTTGGGATATCACCACAAGCAGTAAATTTAGGATGCCATGATTTTGGAAGACCCTTACCACAACTACAACCACATTGCTTATTGTGGATATAACACATAATAGGACATTGTGTATCTGTCAGATTTTTTATCAGTCCCATCATTACCACCAATAACGTATAAAAGCAGGAAAGACACATTCTTCGCAATATACATGTCCTAATGCTGTAAGTCCTAAATCTTTCATAGTATTCATACTGTCATAATATCTGCTTATCTCACATAAAAAATATGTCTGATTACTATTGTCCATGAATCTCTTGCCTTCTCTTATATTACATGGCCTATATTGATTTTTGCTCAACTCCTTATCTTTAATGTCTCTTAATAGAATATCCAATGACCATGGAGTATGCCATTCTGCCAATGCCTTTCCGCAGTTATCACAGAGAACCATTCTTGAAAATCCTCTTTTGATTCAAACAGAACATTTGTGTCATCGCCTTGGAAAAGGCGATATGTTTGCCAATATTCTCGTCCCATTTGTCATCTGGATGAAGTTTTGATATTCCATTAGCCCTATCAAAACACCATTCATCTTTCAAATTCTTATGTCCATATTTTAGGATACACTTTACCCATTTATGAGAGTTTACAACGAATGTAACACTCACAAGTTGTAAATCAAGACAGAAATCTGGTACAATTCCAATGGATTTCTTACCCCAATTCATTTTTCGTTCAATAACATCGCCACTCAATACTTGTTTTTGTATCGTATTTGCGTTTGCTGTTGCCATTAAATATCACGCCTTTTATAATTGTTGATATAACAATACATACGTCGTAATTCATGATTATCATATATCATGTCGAAATCCTCTTGGGTTATCTCATAACAACCAATATGAAATTTATCTGTAAAACGGGGTTCAGTATTATAACATGGACAAACTATGCAATGCCAATTTACATCGATATCCAGAAAGAACCAATGATGGTTTGTCATATTAAATCTTATCCAAACATGGGATACATCTATATTCCGTCCTCATACAATATTTTTCAATGTATATAGAACGGAATAATTCATCTATATGTTTGAATTGCCAGCATATCCGGCAACGTATCCGTGATTCAAATGTATACTTAGTCATCTCTATCATTCTCGTCCACATCTTGGAATCTATGAGCCATTCTACATATATGACTATTCTCCCCGTTACATATCATTTCAGGTCCATAAGAGAAAGAGGGTTTCCGGTGATTTAATAATCCACAACCACAGACACACATTGTCATTTTATTTAATCTCCTTTTTGGCTGTTTTGATTTTCTCTACAAAATCCATATAATATCGAAGTCCAAATGTAATCTTAAGGCAAGTTATACCGATATCAGTATCAATATGTTCTTTATTATTACAGACATCAATATCAACGTCAATAACGGGGTATTCTTTTGTCTCTTGCATGAAGGCCCCTGTTACCAATTTCCTTAATAGAAATATATCATCAGAAGGCAACCCACAACACTTATGCATGATGATATCAAAATAATTACCATATTGAATATATTCAAAGGAGGACTTATGTACACTAAATATAGTGGATAATATATGTTCATATGCTTTAGTCGCATCCTCGTATGGGATTTGAGACACTAGTTTATTTATTTTCTTTGTCCTTGAGCCACTTTTCATATCCGTTTCTCTCCTTGTTTATGATTTGTCTTCCATATGCCCTAACTAAAGCATGAATCTCTGAACCCATTTTTTCTTCATCATCATCATAAAGGTATTTCCTGAAACCATCATCTAATACAAAATTAGCAATAAAAATAGCGTTCTCTATACTATCCATCTTAACTTCTTTGCATTGACTATGCCAAGTATCTCTACCTGAAAATGAAGGAATTAAAACGCCATCGCCTGCTGGACAGGATAAACAATGATGAAAATTTTGAATACCTATCCAGAAGTGGTGGTGGGTATTGAATTCACTATCTTCCATATTATATTCCCCTGCTGGTGAACTCTTGCTGGCAAGAATCTATCCACTTTGATACCTAATATATCTTTCTTTTTATTTAGGATTGTTGTAAGTCCACGGACAGAATACTGGAAATATGTATAATTCTCCCGTAGCCAATCTGTCATTTCAGCCACGGTGAATGTATCACGATGAGCCGAGATATATCTTATATATTTCTGGCAGATTTCTACGCGAGAGGGACTACCCATATTTATCATCTGTTTTTTTAAGAAGAGAATTTAATACATCATTCCATGACATCGACTTCAACTCAATAGGTGGTTTTGTCGGTTCTTGATAATAGGGATTTTCAACATCATAGTTATCCCCGCATTTTGGGCATATCAGTAAATCTATATCAGGAACAGTATCCTTGGCTTCCCTCAGCCATTTATCTTTATTTAAACCATCCCAATAATCATCATCGAATTCAGGATCAATCGTAACCATATATTCTCCATCATGTAGTTTATCTGGAATGACCCTAAACAACATATCCTCCAACAGAGTATCCCCAAACCAATAACCATCAATCCACGCATATTCTAATTCCCCATGTCTAACACATTTGATTATCGTCATCAATATCCAAACTCCTTCCATTGTGCTTTATCGAGCATATATTTTGGCGGGCGTTTCCTAATCCACATTTGCTTCTCGTCTATTACATCCTGAGTTTGTGAACGCTTTACTTCGATATGATAACAATGAGCGCACCATCCTTTCTGCGTATCATCCTCTACGAAGATAGGAATCTCGTAAACCTTTTTATCACAGTTTATACAAGTAAATTCAATTTTGAGATTCTTCATTTATTTTACTCTCCAAGAACCTCTGTCTCATATTTTGAGTATAGTACACCATTTTCTATGAGTTTATTCCATTCATACAATGAATGTATCTTAGTGCCCATTATAAACATAAGAATAAGCAGATATATATTTGGATAGTTGATATTAAATATAACAGTGAATATCAATGCAACAGCCGACCATATCACAAAATACATGAATATCACTAAATTCCATTGAACAAATGAAAAACAATAAAGAATGAAATGAATGTATTTTTTATTTATTAATACCAATGAAACCACCACCACTCCCATTCTCTAAGAATATGAAGGGCGCACCAAAAGTAACCCCGATAGTCAACGTGGCAGAATGGACAATGCCCCCTAAATGTTCCGCATCGCTTACATTTATGCATCTATTCAACCTCTATCAAATGTATCTCTTTCCCCAATTGTTTAGCATATTCCATAGTCCATGTTCCACCGGACCTTTTGCCCTTGGGTTCTATATCATAAAGAATATCAGATTCAGCGATTTTCATATTGCGTGTCTTATATCCAATCTTACCATCCTTATCAAGCCATTGTCTTACTTCTGGTGAATGAATTTGCATTATAATCCCATGATAGCCAATCAAATTGTAAATCTTGACAATATCTTCAACCCAAATATCCACACCGCCATAAGGACAATGGCCAGATACAATGATTAAATCCTCTTCGTATTTATGCCATGCATCCATGATAATCTGCCGAATAATATCCTTAGCAACGAACTTCTGTTCGGGCTCCCATTTATTCTCTTGGGAGCCTACGATAGATATTTTCATAAGTATCAATAATGTCCATTGTTATACTGTCGTTCCAATGAATGACAGCGGGGGCAGAAATCCCCGCTATATTCAATTCCATTGGACGTTTTGTATGTCCTGTTTCTCGTATACACATTGTCCGTGCCACACATTTCACAAATCATGGATACACCTACATTTCATCTACAATCTTCATGATAACAAATATGATGAAAAGCATAATAGGGACGCCAATTATCATAGTTAGAATATATGCCATCGTCGGGTCATGATACCATTCCCAATCCCACCAATGGCCAGCAAAAAAGGCCGTCCATCCATCCACATTCATCAATTCTGGGCGTACTGCAATATTGGCATAAGCTTGTATTTTACCCCATAATGTAAATAAATGAGAGACACCAACTGATATTATCAATGAACCAACTGTTCTTATGATGGATTTCATTTATTTCTTAGTCTCCTTTTCATCCTTTTTCAATTGATTCCAAAACGCCCAAGAACCAAGCCACGATATAACAATAATATAATTAACCCACCAGATTTGAGGGAATACCCATAACAACAATGGTATGGCGAATATATTCATGACAATCAAAATATACATTGTACCGAACAACTGCCAACTGAATCCCAATATCAGGGCCAATATGAAAGCGTCTAATAATTCAAATGCCGTATGCCACATCGTTAATTTAACGTATCTCTTTGTGTATCTCATAACAAATCTCCCTTAATCAATAAATCCCAACATTCATAACATAGTCCATTAGTTTCCTCGTACATTTTCAATACGGCCCTTCCACATCGTTCACAAATCCACTTTGGACCACAGGCTTTTGTGAATGTAGCCATATCAAAATTAGGATTATCGGATTTCAAATATTCCCCAAGTTCATTGATTAAATCAACGGTGAGACCCATATCCCCGCAGGAATAGCAACCTTCCGTGTGTTTGCTGAAAATACGTGCAATCGTCTCATAATATTTGCGTGTGATTGTCATTCCTTATCATCTCTCCCTATGTTAGCAATCTCCCTTTTTAACCACTCGTCCAAGTCCGTAATGAAATCTACCTCTATGTTTCTCATATGCGGACGCATGATACTCTCGGTGTATTTTTTTAATTTTTCCATAGCCTCACAGTAGAGATACCAATAGTCCTTGGCTTTGAGTCTATTCCGATCCACGAACAAAGAAAGATGATGCATATTACGATAATAATCTATCATATCGCTAAGCCTGTCCATAGCCATATTAACAGATTGCCAATATGTATCATTCATGGTCATTCCTCATCTAACCCTGGTCTTTCGGCTTTGATAGGCCCTGTCTCATCTAATTCTGCTATTTTAAAGGCATACATTGTATAATTAGTGTCGTATAAATCTGATTCCGATGCAATGTCAAAGGCTACGTCAAAGGATGGTACTTCGCCATAGTAAAGCCAACGATTATTTGCATCTACGATAATGACCTTCATTCTATCAACGTCTTGGATAGATTATATTCTTCGACCATGCGCTTAAAGGCTTCCACATTTCCTAACGCATCATGTACCGGATTATGGTCATGCGGTGTTTTCCGCCATTTCTTCCATCCTTGGGACATTGAAAAATCCTTATTCAATCCAGCATAGAAATCTGATATACGTCGCGCTGAATGTCCAAAGGGATTTCGTCCGAGCAAGCGATGAAATTCATAGTTAATCCATTGCCAATCGAA